CCTGGAACGCTCCGCTCGGCGACAAGAAGCGCTCGGCGGCGCCGCCCATGCAGGCCCCGGCCAGCGTGCAAGGCGAGTGATCGTTCTCGGCATCGACCCGGGCCTATCTGGCGCCCTCGCCTTCGTCGAAGCCTCTATGAATGGACCGCCGCGGCTTTTGCGCGTGGCGGACGTTCCCACTTCGGGCGAAAAGGCAAAGCGGCGAGTATCCTGCGCCGCGATGCTCAATATCATCCGCGAGTTCATGCCCCAGCACGCCGTAATTGAGCGCGCGCAGGCGATGCCCGATCAGGGCGCCTCCAGCGGCTTTCTCTATGGCCGGGCCGTCGGCGCGCTCGAAGCGTTGGTCGAGCCCATGATGATACCGCTGACGGTGATCGAGCCGACCGCCTGGAAGAAATCGCACGCGCTGATAAAGCGAGGCAAGGAGGACAGCCGGCAGCGGGCGATTCGGCTTTTCCCGGGCTCTGCCGGATTCGAGCGAAAGCTTGACCATAACCGCGCCGAGGCGGCATTGATCGCGTGGTACGGCATCATGCTTTTGCGGGGAGAGCGGTGAGCGAGGGGCTTCGATCTATTCGGCCGCTGGCGGCGGAATCGCTGCGCGGCGTCGAGCCGGCGGCGGTCAGCAAGAAGCTGCCGAAGTTCGAAATGGTCGATCCGCGGACGCTCTACGTCGAGGAAAAATATCAACGCGGCATCGCCGGCAACGGCATCAAGCTGATTCGCAAAATCTACGGCGGCTTCAATTGGGCGCGCTTCAAGCCGCCGGTATGTGTGCGCTTGCCCGAGTCGGGCAATGTGCTGGTCTGCATCGACGGCCAGCACACGGCGACCGCGGCCGCCTCGCACCCGGCCATCGAGAAGATCCCGGTGATGATCGTCGGCGCCGAGGACGTCGCCGCGCGCGCGGCCGCCTTCGTCGGGCACAATCGCGACCGGCTCGGGCTCACGCCGCCCATGATCTATTACGCCGAGCTCGCGGCCGGCGAGGCGATGGCGGTCGTGATCGACCGGGCTTGCAAAGTCGCCGGCGCGCACGTCTTGCCCACGTCGGTCAATCTTCGGAACGAACAGCCGGTCGGCGCCACCATTGCGATCGGCACTATGCGGGCGATTGCCAAGCGCCAGGGCGAGGCCATGCTGGTGCGCGTGCTGCGGCTTCTGGTGGGCGCCAAGCGCGGGCCGATCAAGGCCGACGAGATCGCCGCGGTGTCGATGATCCTGTTCGCCGCTGGCGACAAGCGCGGCATCGACAAGCGCCTGCAGGCGACCGTCGAATCCAAAACCACCGAACAATGGGCCGCGCTCGGCGCGGTCAAGGCGTCGCATAGCGGCGAGCCGCTGGCGAGCGCGGTGGCCGCCCTTTGGTGCGAGGCCATGGACATTCCCCAGGCTGGGCCGACGGTGAAGGCCCAGAGCGCCAAGGGGAACGCCACCCGGTTCGTGGCCTCAATCGGCAAGCCCGCCAAGCCGGCCGCCCCGCCGCCCCCGCCAGCACCGCCTGCGGCGCCAGCGGTGGCCGGGCACGATCAAAACCGCTTCGTCAATCGCAACGGCGTGGTGCTCGATTTGCGCGACCGGCGAATCACCCACCGCGGGCTGTCGACCAAATTGCCCGACGACGGGATTCGGCTGGTTGCCTCGCTGGCGCGCGTCATGCCGTCGATCATGGACACCGGGGTGCTGGCGCGGCAGGCCTTCAACCGGATTGTGCACGATCCGAAAGGTATGGTGCGCACGCTGGTCGACGAATTGAACCCGACGCTCCGCGGCGTGCGCTTGGAAATCAAAACGGTTCCGAACATCGGGCATACCCTGTTCGATCTCGGCGCCGAGTGAAAGGAAGCCAGATGGCAAAATTCCAAAAGAGACCACCGTCGGAGCGTCCGAAGCCGAACAATCGGGCGATCGCCATTGCGATCACAGTCTTGCTCTTGCTGATCGGGCTCGGCTTCTGTGCCTATGAGCCGCGACCGCCCCGGCCGGTCTCAACCTTGCCGACGTTCAACGAGCAGATTACGCCGCTGCCCGAATTGCCACCGCCGACAACAGTCGAGAAATCGAGCCCGCCGATGGTTGAGGAACCGGCCCGCGTCGAACCCGCGCCCGTTGCGCACGACCCGCCGCCCGATGCAACGCCGCCCGCGGCAGTGCCACCGGCCGCCCAGATAGCGCCGGAGCCCGAGCCTGTGCCCCAGCCCGCGCCAAGCGAACCGCCCCAATCGCCGTCCCAGGACAAGTCCATTACCCCGGAAACCGGCGCGCCACCGCCGTCAGAGCCGCCCAATAGCGGCGCAACCGCTGCTCCAGCACCGCCGCCGGAACCCGTCGCGACGCCAATTCCTCCGGCGATAATCCCGCCGCCAGATGGCGCCGTAGCGCCAGCGGCGAGCCCGCCTGCGGCGGCCCAGCCCGCGCCGCCCTCCCACGCCGCTCACCACCGGCGGCCGCACCGCCATGCGCTGCGGCAGCACCGCAAGGCCGCCCCGGTCGAATATCTCCGGGCCTGCAGCGGATAGCCGGGGACAGCCTATGGCGACCCTTGCGGACTCACGCTAAGGGTGCCGGGAGACAGGGAATTGCTCGCCATGATCCGGCCCGAAAGCTTCCTCGACGGGCGCGTGACGCTTTGGGGCGGCGATTGTCTTAAACGGCTTCCAAAATTAGCGGAAAATTCGATTGATTCTGGCGTCTGTGATCCGCCCTATCACCTGACCAGCATTGTCAAGCGCTTCGGCGCCAACAATGCCGCGCCAGCAAAGCGCGGGAAGACCGGGGCCTATGCTCGAGCGTCGGCCGGGTTCATGGGCAAGCAATGGGACGGCGGCGACATTGCGTTCCGACCCGAGATATGGCGAGCCGTCCTTCGCGTCTTCAAGCCCGGCGCGCATCTGATCGCCTTCGGCGGCACGAGAACCTATCACCGGATGGCGTGCGCAATTGAGGATGCCGGATTTGAGATTCGGGACTGCATCCAGTGGCTTTACGGTTCCGGCTTTCCAAAATCTCACGATGTCGGCAAAGGTATTGATCGCGCGGCCGGCGCGGAGCGCTCCCTTGTCGCCCTAGGCAAGCCCGTCAAGCGCATCATCCCAGGCGCTGACCAGAACAAGGCCGGCTGGGAAAAGACGAACGGGCGCGTCTATGTGCCCGGCCGGCGCCCGCCTGTAACCGAGGAAGCGCAACGCTGGGATGGCTGGGGCACGGCATTGAAGCCAGCTTGCGAATTGATCGTGCTGGCCCGCAAGCCGCTCGACGGCACGGTCGCCGCCAATGTTCTGAAATGGGGAACCGGCGCGCTGAATATCAACGGCTGTCGCATAATGGTGGATGACGAAGCCTACGCCAAGAATTGCAGCGGCGACCGCGGCCATGCCGACAATCGCTCGCGCAACATGGATTTTGCGATGGGCTGCGGCACGGCTTCTGATCTTGGCCGCTGGCCCGCCAACGTCATCACCGATGGAAGCAAGGAAGTCGTCGGCTTGTTTCCCGATAACCTGACCAGCGGCACTGGCGCCGTGAAGCGCGAGACTGGCGAGGGCTACCAAGCCAACGCCTACGGCAAGGAGAGCCGTTCAGTCGGTACGCCCAACGTCGAATATGGCGATACAGGATCAGCCGCCAGATTTTTTTATACGAGCAAGGCTGATTCCGATGATCGGCTTGGCTCGAAGCATCCGACGGTCAAGCCGCTCGACCTGATGCAATATCTTGTGCGGCTGGTCACGCCGCCGCGTGGCCTGGTGCTGGACCCGTTCGCCGGCACTGGCACAACCGGGGAAGCTGCATGGCGCGAAGGAATGCGCGCGGTGCTGATCGAGCGCGAGGCCGAATATCAAGACGATATCCGCCGGCGCATGAAGCTGGCGCTTGCCGGTCCTGACGAGCGCGCCCGCGAATCGATAAAGGCAACGCTGAAAGACACACCGGCCGATCCTGGCCCGCTCTTCGGTGGCTCGTCATGAGCAAAAAGAAAACCGACTTCCGCACGCTCCGCGCCCGCCGCGATAGTGCCATGGCGAGGCCGGAACTTCGCGCCGAATCGGAGCGCCGCGAGGCGCCAGCCGGCGCGACGTCGTTTCCGATCAAGGTCGCCAGCGCCGAAGATTCCCGATTGGTGGCCGATTTCCTGGCGCGCAAGGGACAAAAGCGGGATGTCCCCGCTAATCAAGATGCCAGCGATAGCGGCTGGCAACGAGGCCGCGACTCGGCCTAGAAAAGAAATGCCCCGGTCAGGTGAGCGCCTGCCGGGGCCGATCTGGATGGCCTTGATGGAACGGTCCAGACCAAAGGTTCTTGATGGAAGCCCTATAGATTTGGGCGGATTCCGTCAACCCTTTGTGCCTCGTTATCCAGCCCGACGCGAGCCATTGCGTCGATTGAGCAGGCCTTCGATTGCGCCCAGCGGCGCTCGGCCGCGATCAATTCCGGGGATGAAGCGCGGGGAACTTTGCCGGCGGCGACGCCGGATTTCCTACCCCGGCGAGTGCGGCATGTCGGCTCGCCGGCAACTTGGGACTTCTAAGGCATCAGTAATTGCGTGGCCGGCGGGCTGGCCCTTCCGAGATCAGGGCATCCCAAGCTATAGCGCGAACATGCTTCCCGATCCGCATGGCCCCGATATCCGGGCCGGAAGTTGCGGAAAGCGGCCTATGGAGGAACGATGAGCACCGGACGGAAGATGAAACGCGACGGCGAGATTCCAAAAACGATTTTGCGCTCGTTGCGCGAATCGTATGCGGAGGCCAACAAACAGGCGGCGGCTTTGATCCGAGCCTATTGGAACAATCCGCTGGCGCTGGTCGATCTTCAAGGCGAGATTGAGCGCGGCGCCGACAAAGCGAATCAAATTGCGCTGCGCGCCCAGACGCGCGCTGACCGGAGTTGATCGCGATGGCCGCAACTCTATTGCCGCCGAACTGGCAACCCTCGAATGGCGATCGTGACTACGGTCACCGCGTTCTTCATCTGACCGACCATCAAATAGATTCCGTCGCCGAAGATATGCGTCTATGGGTGGAACAAGAGGCACATCGCTCGATCACCAAAAAATCGAGCTGGTCGGCGACGTTCAAAAATTTCATGCGCCGCGAGGCGAAGAGACAGGGAGAACGAAATGGCAAGCGAATCGGGAGCGGAGCGCGAAGCGGATCGGCGCTCGACGCCTTGGACAGATTACAAGGGTCTATCGGACGACGTGGTGATCACGCGCCAGATCAAGATTCTACTTTCCTCCTATCGCCGGGACGATTACGCGGACCCTGAAGGGTTCGTGGTCCAGCTTGCCGCGCTCTTCGAGCGCTATCCACGCAATGTGATCGTCGAAGTGACCAACCCGCTCAATCTTAACAGCATCCAGCGCAAGCATCCGACCTATCCGCCGAATATCGGCGAGGTCGCCGACGCGCTGGCGGCCGAGGATGCCGAGCAAGCCCGCATTGCCAAGGCTCTCAACAGCCCGAAGCCGGTCTTTCATCGGCGCTATGTGCCGCCGCCGAATTTCCCGGGCTGTCGCGCGAATATGCTGGTGCTTAAAGCGTCGCCGCAATATGGGGCCGCGAGCGATATTGTGGAGTCCGGTCAATTGGACAAACGCGACTGGAAAATCGACGAGCATGGCCGCGGCATCTGGCTCGGGCTGAACGTCTGGAATAATTTTGTCGCCGGTCGGTCCAGTGCGCGCCAAGTCGGCTCGGTCATCAGCGAGGCGTCCTTGCGCGCCGAATATGGACGCGCCGAGGCGGAGCGGCACGATTCGGACGCGATGTTCGACCCGCCGTCAGCCGCGCTATGAGACCGCTTACTGATCGCGATATCGAAACGCTCCGCGAGCTTGCCGTCGCCACGAATCCGCGCGACGCCTTCGCCCGAGAGGGTTGGGTAATGCCAATGGATGGGAATTATATACATGAGTCCATTTCGTTCGTCAGCCGCGTTGCCGGGAAGCGGCTTACCTACAAGGCGCTGATCGCATGAGCGCGCCAGCGAAGCCGTATATAATTCCCCAAATTTGGAATGTTCATACGGAAGGCTGCGCTTCGCTCAACTATTCGAGCCACGATGGCATCCAAGGCCACAACCTGAATATCGACCGCTGCGACGATGTTTTGCAGGTCGAATTGGTCCGGGGAACTGACGGCGAATCCATCGTCGCCGAGTTCACTTTGGCCGAGGCCGAGGAAATCGCGGCATCGGTTGCCCACGTCTGCCGCAACATCCGAAAGCATCGGGCCTAAGCCATGCCCCCCGCTCACGACGTACACCAATGGGAGAACTTGGGATTTCCCAAGTCTCTCCCCTCGTTCCAGAAGCTTTTCCCGGATGACGCGGCGTGCGCCCGCTACCTGGAAGGCGCCAAGTGGCCCAAGGGCTTCGAGTGCCCGAACTGCCACACCAAAGGCGAGCCGTTCCGGTTTGAAGCCCGGCCGCACGTGCTGCGCTGCAAATCGTGCCGGAGCGACGTTTCCTTGAAGGCTGGCGCCGTCATGGAAGGCACGCATACCCCGCTCACGACGTGGTTTTGGGGCGCCTATCTGATTTCTACATCGACTCCGGGCATTTCGGGCGTTCAGTTTCAACGTCAGCTTGGCCTCAAAAGGTATGAGACCGCCTATCAAATCCTGCACAAGCTCCGGGCGGCCATGTTCCGCCCCGGCCGCGACCGGATCGGCGGCAACCTTGGCCGTGGCGATCATGTCGAGGTTGACGAAACGTACATCGGCGGGAAGGTCCGGGGCGAAGGCAGCGGCCCGAAACCCGATCATACCGTCCTGGTTTCGGCGGCAGTTGAGGTCCGCACCCGACCGGCCAAGAAAGGCGACAAGCCGCAACGCCGTGGCGGCCGGTACGCGGGCCGCTTGCGGCTGGCAATCGTTGACGGGCGCAGCGAAAAGGACCTGTGCGGCTTTGTAGAGGCCACTGTCGAGCCGGGCGCCATGGTCATTACGGACGCCTACCGGAGCTACAATTCGCTGAGCAAGCGCGGCTACCAGCATTTGCCGGTGATCGAAGGCGGCAAGCCGGAAGTCGCCGAAGAGTTCCTGCCTATCGTGCATCTGGTTTTCTCAAATCTGAAATCGTGGTTACAGGGCACTCACCACGGCCGCGTCGAGCCTAAGCACTTGCAAGCCTATTTGAACGAGTTTGCCTTTCGCTTTAACCGGCGCTTCTACCCGTTCAACGCCTTCCGCTCGTTGCTCGGCATCGGCGCTAATGGCGAGGCCCCGACTTACGCCGACCTTTACAGCGGTGACTGGCAACACCCTACGGTTAGCGATCATGGGTAACAACCGGATAAGCATGATGACGTAAATGCCAAGGGCCGCACAGTCGTCGAGCAGCACGAACTATTCGAGGCCACGCCATGAATCAATCTGACTGGATCGACATTCTCGCGCGAAGCGATAGCCTTCGTCCGGTGATCAATATACAGGACGCGCGCGCCGCGGTGCGTCTCGAATTATGGTATTCCGCGGCGTGCGGTGAAGCACCCGTCGGCATCGTCTCGCATCCTGATTATCTGATCGGAAAGCCGATTCATGTCATCGACTGAGATCGCACCGGCGCAGCCAGCCATCAACGAGCACGTCGATTATCACTCCCCCTATCGCACCGGAGTCTTCGACGCGATCGTCCGCGCCATCAATCCGGACGGGACGGTGGCGGTCGATATCTACTTGCCCGGCGCCGCCGCCATGGATCGCCGTATTTACGACGAGCCCGCCGTCAGGCTAAGGTCGGTCAGCTACGGTCCAAATGGCCGGGCGCGCCCGCGGAGAGATCGTGGCGAAACAGGGAATCGCTGATCCGTTCAAGACCGACGGCGGCCGGAAGATGGAATCCGGCGTCGCGCCGCTGTCGCGATTTCTCCCCTATCCGCAAAACCCGCGCACGCACCCGCCGGAAATGATCGCGTTTCTGGCCTATCTCTTGAAGCGCTACGGCCCCGACCAGCCGATTGTCGTCGACGAAAATTGGATCATCGTCAAAGGCCATGGCCGCCGAGAAAGCGCGCTGCAGGCGGGCCTCGAAGAATTTCCCTATGTGCGCCGGCTCGATCTTTCGGAAGCCGAAAAGATCGCGATGCGCATCGACGACAACCAGAGCGCCCTTCTGTCGGGCTGGAATATCCCGCTGGTGCACGGCGAGATCGGGCGGCTGAAGGGCTTCGGCTACGACATAAACCGCCTGGGCTTCGGCCAAGCCGAGCTTGTGCAATTCACCACCACGCCCGGGCCCGAGAATGGCGGCGCGCCGGCTGGAGGCGGCCTTGGCTCGCTCGCGGATCGCTTCGGCGTGGTGCCGTTCTCGGTGCTCAACGCGCGCGAGGGCTGGTGGCAAGATCGCAAACGGGCATGGCTGGCGCTCGGGATTCAAAGCGAGCTCGGGCGCGGCGAGAACTTGCTGAAATTCAGGGAGACGCTGCTGGAGCCCGACCCAGCGAAGCGCGGCGCCAAGGCGGATGCCAAGACATTCGGCACCGGCGCGGCGGCAAAGGGTAAAAATTGGCTCTATGGCAACGACAAGCCGCCGGGACCGAAGGCGCCGCTCGGGGGCGAGGTCTGATGCCGAAGGCTCCGAAGAAAAAGCGCCACCTTGGCCCGCGCAAGCCCGGCCGCACGTTCAATAACGACATCATGCGCGGGGAGAGCGCTGTGCCGGCCGACGGCCTCGGGCCCGGCCAGCGGCGGCGGAGCAATTCGGCAGACGCGGCGCCAGTTGCGGCGTTGACCTATGCGGGCAAGCAAAGGCGCCGACCCGATCTCGATCCGGTCACTCAAAAGATTCTGGGCGGCAAGCGCGGCATCGCGGTGCCCGGCGGGATGCGGGGCGGCAATTCCGGCAAGACGGGCCTACACCCGCGGCCGCAAAGCCAATGCCGAGCCGGCGGGCGGCGGAGGAGGCAAGTGGCGAGAAATGCAAGACAAGCTGAATAAAAGCCGCGCGCAGACCGCCTCGCTGGGTAATGGCCTCACGCTCGGAACGACGATTCATCCCTACGTCGGCACCGACCCGCAAACCGACGCGAGCGCTACCGGCACGTCGATTTTCGATCCTGTGCTTGCTGAATTGGTCTATCGCTGGTTTTGCCCGCCCGGTGGCCTGGTGCTCGACCCGTTCGCCGGCGGCTCGGTGCGCGGCATTGTCGCGTCCCGGCTCGGCCGGCAATATCTCGGGATTGATCTCCGCCCCGAGCAAGTCGCGGCGAACGAAATGCAGGCCAAGTTGATCTGCAAAGCGCCGCTGCCGCAATGGATCTGCGGCGACGCGCTCGACGTCGTCGAGTTCATGGGCAAGCGCAAGGCGCATCTGATCTTCTCGTGCCCGCCGTATGCCGATCTTGAAGTCTATTCCGACGACGAGCGCGATCTATCGACGATGGACCATGCCGAGTTTCTGAAGGCATACTCGGCAATTATTGGCGATTGCGCCAAGTGTCTCGCCGACGATTCGTTCGCCTGCTTTGTGATCGGCGAGGCGCGCGGCCCCGATGGTAATTATTACGGGCTGGTGGCGCGCACCGTCGAGGCTTTCGAGGCGGCTGGATTGCCGCTCTACAACAACGCGATTCTCGTCACCGTCGCGGGCTCGCTGCCGATCCGGACCGCCAAGCAATTCACCGTCAGCCGCAAGCTGGGAACCACACACCAGCATTGCCTTGTCTTCCTGAAGGGCGACGCCGTCGAGGCGACGAAAGCCATCGGCGCGGTTGATTTCGGGGAAATCCTCGAAGGCGCTCCGCCGGCCTCGCCCGAGCAGGATTCCGGCACAGCACCAGCGCCGAAGCGATCGACACCGCCAGCGCCGCCCGGCTCCGCCAATCTGGCGGATTATGGGGACGTGCTGTGAAAAAGCCCGTTGTCGAAATGCACTCCGGCATCGCAGTTGTGCGCGACGATCTATTTGAGGGCGGTACAAAAGCTCGTTTCCTCCCGGTCTTATTCGAAGGCGTCGACGAGGTCGTCTATGCCAGCCCGGCCGAGGGCGGCGCGCAATTCGCCATTGCGACGATTGCCAAGAGTCTTGGCAAAAAGGCGACGATTTTCGTAGCCAAGCGCGCCCAGCCACACCCACGGGGAGGCGGGCGACTTTCTCGGCGCGCGCGTTGATGCCGGCGACGTCGAGCATGTGCAGGAGATTGTCCAGATGGTAGGCGACTTTCTCGTCCTCTTCCATGCGGAAAAGCTTCTCGACCACCGGCAGCATGGCGCGGTCGAGATAAACTTTCTCGCCTAACCGCTCGCTGATATAGGTCCGGACGTCCTTGTTGATATCCGAGCGCGATTCGGACGCTTCCATGCGCTTGTTCAAGATGTCTTTGACCTGCTTGGCGTTGACCGGCCGCAGGATCTCGCTCGACTTCACATTCTCGGTCTCGCCTTCGGCCTCAGTGTCTTGTCCGTTCGTTTTCGCCGGCATCGTTCTCTCCGTTGGGTTCGTCGCACAGTTCTTCCCAGAACGTAACGTCGCGCAGCAAGTCCTTCAGCAGTTGGCCCGCCGCCGGAGCGGCGCCGGCTTGGCCGGTCACCTTGCAGAAGCGCGCGAGGCGGCCGCGCGTGTGCCGGTCCATCGGGACCGGAACAAGCTCGATATCCTCGTCGTCTTCATCGGCATCCAAGACCGCCTGCATAATGGGCGGGGGTTTAGACGATTCGAGCGAATCGCAACAGCCCTGCGGGGCGAATTTCCCACAGGTCAATTATCGCTGGGGCGGCGGCTCATGTAGATCGTCGGGAGAAGCGGCCAGTCGGCATCCTTGGGCCAATCCGCACGAATTTTATCCAAAATGTCATCGAGGGTGTGCAGCGCGACCGACTGCCCTTCGGGCGGCGGGCCTTTTTTCAAGTTCTTGAAAAACGAGGATTTTCCATAGAACTGCCGGCTGCAGGTCGAAAGCGATTTGCCCGTCGCCTCCTGATAGACGGCGAGCACGGCAAATAAATTTCGGAGGATTTGACTGGCGAGCGATTCGGAGCGCGGGGCTGGCATGGGGTGGGACAATAAGCCCGGCCATGGGTATCGCGCAAGCGGGCCTTGCCATCCGGGGAGATTAGCCTTAGTGTCGGCGTTGCGACCTAGGCGAAAGCGAGGTTTGAGCCATGACCAGAATCCAGCCCATCGAAGGTTTCCGCCGCGCGCCTCAGGCATCCTCGCCCGATGCGACGTTCTTCATCACCGCCGCGCTCGCGGGCGGCGCTGGCGTCTTGATCGCAGCGCTCGCGCCTTATATTGCTGCGGTCTTGCTGGTGCTGGCACCATGAGCGCGGCGGTCTGGAAATTCCCGATTCCGATTGCTGACGAGTTCGTGCTGCGGATGCCGCGCGAAGCCGAGCTTTTGTTCGTCGCGACTCAGAATGAGCAGGGCTGTCTTTGGGCGCGAGTCGTGACTGATGATCGAGCCCGACTCGAAGATCGACGGTTCCGCCTTCGCGGGACCGGGCATTTGGTCGATCTCGATTGCAAGCATATTGGCTCGTTCATTTTGTCGGGCGGCGCGCTCGTCTTCCATCTATTCGAGGTCATCGAATGACCGCCCGGCCGCCCCCGCCCTACGAGCCGCGCCGCGAGCGCGTCCTGATCCACGTCGTCGCGAAGCTGACGGGCATTGATTATTGCGATGACCCCGACATCAACGCCCGTGCCATCGTCGCCGCGAACGAGACCTACCACGAGCGCATCAATGATCTGGACTGGAGGGCCGCAATCCTGCGGCGGCTCGGATATGAGGGGCCGACGCTATGAGCGAGCATACGCCGGGACCGTGGCGCATCGGTCGCCAATCCTATTTTGTGGCGGCTGGCGCGCGGGGGCGAACATCGATCGCGCACTGCATCTGGACCGGAAGCATTGCCTCCCAGGCGACAAATCCGAGCCTTGAACAAGCTGAGGCCAACGCGCGCTTGATCGCTGCTGCGCCGGAATTGCTCGCGGCTTGCGAAGAGTTCGTCAGTAAGTATTCAGCGGACGCTTCGATCATGCTGAAGATGAAGGCCGCCATCGCCAAAGCCAAAGGAGAACCCGATGCCGCTTCCTGAAGGATACCTGCCCCGCAAGGGCGACATTCTCGTTTTGCACGTCAAGACTCGTTTCGATGTGCGCGACGACGACCTTGAAGGACGGAAGCTTTACGTCAATGTCCATCCGGTCGGCGAATCCCGTTATCACCATTTTCGCGTCCACCTTGACGAGATCGAGCGCATTTGGTGCCGGCATTGGGAGACGGGCGCCAAGATTCAGTTGAAGCGCCGCGAGCCAGCCGAACGTCGGCCCGGCGAAGTGCTGGCGGTCGAAGGCGAGTTCGTTTGGGTGAAATTCTCCGACAGCGGCGAGCGCTTCATGACGCTGCACGCGAATCAGATTGAGCCCCGGGAAGAACCACCCGAGGCGCAACAGCCGGCGTTTGACGTCGCCGGAGCCGCGGTCGAAATGGCCGCAATCCCCGAGCCGGCCCGTACCAACGTCCGGAGCCGATTCTGACCCTGAAGGACGAATCCGATGGCACAGACTGAAACCTTGGCCCCGATAGGCCATAACAAGCCCCCGACACTCGCCCAGCAGATCGCCGAGGAAGAAGGCGATTTTGCTCAATTGACGACCGAATATCTCGAGGCCGAATACGCCAAGCAAAAGAAGATCACGGTCGAATTGCTGGCCGAGGCGACCGCGCTGATGCGCGACGAGGCCGGCAAGATCAAGGCCATCGACGGCCCGGAAATGAAGTCGAAGGTCGTCTCTCTGATTCGCCGGATGCGCGATCATTGGAAGGCGCTCGATGCTTTCCACACCAAGGAAAAGCAGCCGTACAAGCGCGGCGGCGAGGCGGGCGATCAATTCTTCTTCGGCGACATGGACAAGCTGGGCAAGCGCACGAAGACGAGTAATCCCGGCGCCGCCGATATCCTCGGGCAAATCCTGACCGATCACGACAACAAACTGTTGGCTGAGGAACAAGAACGCCGGCGCGTCCAGGCCGAAGAGGACGAGCGCGTTGCCCGCGAAGCGCAAGCCGAGCGTGACCGACTCCAGCGCGAAGCCGACGAAGCCGCCGAGGCCGCGGCGCGCGCGCGCAATCCCGAGCGCAAGGAGGAAAAGCAAGAGGTCGCCCAGGAGGCGATGCAAGCCGCTAGCACGGCCGCGGTTACTGCCGCTGTCACCACCGCGCGCGCCGAGGAATCCTATGTCTCCACCCTCGCCAAGCCTGCCGATATCGTGCGCACGCGCCATGACGACGGCTCTATGTCCACCATGGCCCAAGAGTCCTACGCCGAGATCGTCGATCGCAACAAACTTCCGATGGCTATTCTCTGGCCGCACATTCCGCTCGACGGCTTGCAAAAGGCGGTGATGGCTTATGCCAAGCTGAATAATTACAATGTCACGCTCGAAGGCGCGGCAATCGGGCGGCGGAATAAATCGAGAGTGAAATGAAAACGCTCGTCGCCCTCGTCGGCACTAAATTCCGCGGCCGGGAAGCAATGGACATGCTGGCGGCGCTTCCGCAAGGCGAGCCCCTGACACTGATCCGCGAACCGACGAATCAATTCGATCCGCGCTGTGTCCAAGTATGGGCGCGCGGTGTGCACATCGGCTTCATTAAGAAAAAGAGCAGAACAAGGCGATCTCGGCGAAGATGGATCGGGCGCGCCTCGATTCGTCTGAGGCCGTGTCCTTTCCGGCGAAGCTGGCAATTGACGGCGGCAAGCAGCCGATGGTGGAGATCGACGAATGATGAAGGATAGAAGCGACGTTTTCGGCGCGTTCCTTGCAATCGGACTGATCTCGGCGGGCATCGCGGCGACCTTTGGAGGATTTTGTCTTTGCTATATCGGAGGCGCTTTGCTTCTGGCCATTCTAACCGACCCACCCTCAAAATGGAGAAGGACTGATGGTTAAGACCACGACCAAACAAAAGACCGCGGCTGACGGCGAACTTCTTTTCAACGCCCAGCCGCAGACAGCCGAGCAAGCCGCGAGCGGGAAAGCCGTCGCGGTGCGCACGCCCTCGGTTCGTAAGAAATTCCTCGAAAAGGCCGCCGAGCCCGAAAGCCGCGTGGTCCCCATGACCGGCCTCGCCGAAATCCTCGGCGTCTTCGAGCGGCTGGCGGTGAACAAGGATGTCAATCCCGATTCGCTCGACAAGCTGCTCGCCGTGCAAGAGCGCCTTATCGACCGCAATGCGAAGCTGGCCTTCGATCAGGCATTCGTCGCCATGACGGCCGAACTTCCTTTGATCCCGAAGCTGGGCCGGATTATCTTTCAAGAAAAAACGACGAGCGGAAGGCGCGACGGCGATATCGCTCAGAACACGCCGTATCCGAAATGGGAGACGACCGGCGAACTGATAAAGCCGGTTTTGCAAAAGCACGGCTTCGGATTGAGCCATAGAATGAGTTCGATCATCGAGAACGGCGAGCGGCGCCTTCGCGTCACCGCCCGGCTGATTCATGTTGGCGGCTATACCGACGAGGGTTGCTATTTCGATTTGTTAGCCGACACGACCGGGAGCAAAAATAATGCCCAGGCCTGGGCGTCTTCCTCGACTTACGCAAAGCGCCATACCGCGTTCGCCGTCCTTGGCCTTCTCACCGAAGATGACGACGATGATGCAAAAGGCTCCGGCCGCCCCGTCGTCATGGGCGACCCGCTGACCGAGGAAGAACTGGAAAAGATCAAGGAGTTCGGCTCCGCCGCGCTGTGCAGCGAGCCGGCGCTGGTCTCGCACCTGAATAAGACGCGGCCGAAAGGCCACCCCGAGATCAAAAAGCTCGCCGATCTTCCGCGCTCCCGGTACGACGAAGCCGTGCAGGCGATCTCCAGCTACGACGCCAATCGGCGTGCGCGTGAAGCGGATGCCAGCAAGGCCACCCAGAAATGAGCCGCGCCGTCGCCAAGCCAAAGCCGCTCGAAGATATCGTCGAGGTCTTCAGCGCCGAGGATTATCCGCAGGGTTCCGAGGCATGGTTCGGCCTTCGGCTCGGCATGGCGACGGCATCCAATTTCCGCACCATCATGGCGGCCGGCGAGGACGGCGACGAAGCCAAGACTCGCCGGCGGCTGCTCTATCGGCTGGCCGGCGAGCATTTCAGCAAGAAGCCGGCGAACACCTATGAGAACGAGGCCATGCGCCGCGGCCGCGCTATGGAAGCGGCGGCGTTGGAGGATTACGCTTTCACGCGCGGCGTCGAGGTCGAGCGCGTCGGTTTTGTTCGCCGCACGATCAAGCGGACGCCCTTTGCCGATCTCGTCGTCGGATGCAGCCCCGACGGGCTGGTCGGCAAGAGCAAGGTCGTCCAGATCAAAACCATGGAGCCCGAACTGATCGTCCAGATGGTCGATCATTCCCGCTTTCCCGCCGAGCATCGCGCGCAATGTCAAGGCGAACTTTGGGTGACGGGGCGCGAAAGCTGCGATCTGAAAATCTTTTACGCCGGAATGCCGCTCGGCCGCACGTTCACGCTGCAACGCGACGAGTCCTATATCGCGACGATTCGGAAAGAGGTCGAGAAATTCGATTACGAACTTCGGATGCTGATCGACAGCATTAAAGCGAAGGGGATGCAATGAAGCACCGCATCCTCCCGATCGTTTGTGTTTGGCGCACGGTCGACGTGCACGACTCCGAAAGCGGCGAGGTTCGCCAGCGGCGCGCCATGGTACCGCTGGAGCGCTACGACAATCTTTCCGCTCGGCAATACCATGAAGGCGAGGAATATCCGCTCGTCCCGCTGGAGCCGCGGTCGCGCGCGAGCCACAACGCGTATTTCGCCGAGCTCAACGAGGCGTTCGACAATCTCCCCGAAGGCAAGCGGCTTGTGGCAATCGCCGAAGAACTCGGCATCACGACTATTCCGCCCGGCGGCTTTATGAACTCCGAGCACTTCCGCGCCTGGGCGCTCTGTCAAACCGGCTGGTGCGAGACCATGGAGTTTGACTTCGACGAAAAGGCCGACGCCCGAATGGTTGCCAGCAAATTTCGCAAAAAGGACGCCTACGCGCAGATCCTCGTGCGCGGCTCTCATGTGACGATCAAGGAAGCAGTATCGCAATCGGCGGCCGCCATGTCGAAAGAGCCCTTCGAGAAATCCAAGCATGACGTGTTGGACCTTTTGACGTCGATGGTCGGCGTCTCTCGCGGCGAATTGAAGAAGCAAGCAGGAAGAAGCGCATGAAGCCGCTGACCGATTTGCCGCTGTTTCGATACCCCGCGCAGCCCGGCTTCAAGGCTGGCGGTACGTCGCGCGACGCCGCGCGCGCCGTGGCGGCTGGAGCGCCGAATGTCCGCGAAAAGGTTTTCGACGCCATCGCCGCGTCGGAGCCGCGAGGATTGACCGCCGACGAGGCGGCGAGCGCGGTGGGCCGCAAGCCAGCCTATATCAGACCAAGAATAAGTGAATTGCGAGCTGCTGGCCGCATAATGCCGAGCGGAGAACTTCGAAAAAACGAAAGCAATTTGTCTGCCAAAGTGTGGAAAATCTCACATGAATAAAATCAAGCCGACAGACAAAGTGCCGGATCATGCCGAATGGCGTCCGTTTCCCTTAAACCCGGTCTATTTGGTCAGCGAATTTGGGCACATGACCAAAATCAACGGTCGCGGTTTGTTGCGTCCATATCCCATGAAAAACAAACCCTATTTCACCTATACGCCAACGCTTCAGACTGGCGGCACGCGGACTTTTGGATGCCATGTAATTGTTGCCCTCACCTTTATAGGGCGGCGTCCATCGAAAAGGCATGAAGTGGCCCACAATGATGGCGACGGCAGCTACTGTCACTTTTCCAATCTTCGATGGGCGACTAAGAAAAGCAATTCTGCAGATACGATTCGACATGGGCGAATAGCTACCGGGCTTCGAAACGGACAGCACACCCACCCAGAAAAACGACCGCGCGGAGAACGCGCTGGCCGAGCCGTTCTGACGGATAATCTAGTCCGCTATATCCGCAAGACCGATAAGTCGATTCGGGCTCTTTCGCGAGAATTGGGCGTTTCTCGTTTTGCGATCAAATGCGCCAAACGGCGAATATCGTGGACGCACATTCAATGACACAAAAATTCAGCGCCGAGCAAAAGCTGGACGTCCTCGCTGGCGTCATTGGCCGACTTTGCGGAACTGGCGACCGAACCGCGGTACCGACCGTCGATCAAATCGCCGTCTTGCGCTCAATCGAGGTCGAGATACGGTCGCAATCAGATCGCCAGATCGGCAAGGTATTAGAAGCGATGACCTTTCAGGTCGAAATGGCGAGGCGCTCGAAGGCGCGGCTGGGTTTCATCGAGCATGGAAATATGCAGACACTTGCTGAGGGAATTTGCGGCGCTTGGTGGACGACAATCAAACATTGCCTCCAGCACGAGAAAGAGGCGGCAAAAACATGAGCGACCTACCGATTCCCGAAGCCGCGCTCGACAAGCACATCGCTTTCCTCGGCGCCACCGGCTCCGGCAAGACCAGCGCCGACAAGGCGGCCGTGATCGAGCCGGTGCTGGAGGCGAACGGCCGCGCGCTCATCATCGACCCGAAAGGCGACTGGTGGGGCTTGCGGCTCTCCAAGAGCGGCAAGCGCGAAGGCTATCCAATTCCGATCTTCGGTGGCCGGCACGCCGACTATCCTTTGCGCGTCAAAGACGCCGCCGCGCTCGCCGAAGCCTACGGCACGTCGCATGGCTCGGCGGTGTTCGATACCAGCCTGATGTCGGTCGAGGACCGCGCACAGTGGTTTATCAATTTCGCCGAAGCGCTGATGCGCAAGAACCGCGGCCGCGTCCACGTCGTCCTCGACGAGTGCCATATTTTTGCACCGAAGGCCGGCGCCAAGATTCACGGCCTCGCGCCGCGAATGCTTCATGCGGCGAACAATCTGGCGAGCCTGGGCCGCGGGCTCGGCTTGCGAATCTCGATGCTCTCCCAGCGCCCCGCCAAGGTGCACAACGATCTGTTGTCGTGCGCGAAGACCATGGTGGCAATGCAAATGGTGCTGCCGCACGATCGCGACGCGGTGCGCGATTGGATTGTCGATCAGGCCGACCCGTCGGTCGGCAAGGAAATCGTCGCGTCCCTTCCCTCGCTGAAGCCCGGCGAGGCGTGGGTCTGGTATCCGCTCGGCGGCTATCTGAAGCGCAAGCGATTCCCTTTGCCGCAGACTTTCGACGCCAGCGCGGCGCCGAGCGACGACCCGGGCGAGGGCCCGACGCTGGCGCCGATCAATCTCGACAAGCTCCAAGGAAAGCTTGCGAGCATCGAGGAAGAGCGCAAGGCCAACGATCCGGCGGCGCTGAAGAAGCGCGTCGCCGATCTCGAAGGCGAGGTCCGGCGGCTCGAGACGGCGGCGCCGGTCGCGCCGGCAAAGCCCGACAAGGACGCGCTGGCCGAAGCACAAAGACTCGGCTTTGCCCAGGCGGAGCGAAAGCTGGCCGCCGCCATGCGCCGGGAATTGGCCCGCAAGCTGAAGGAAGGGCTCGCCGCCATGCGCCGGCACGCCGCCGGAGCGATCGAGCGCATCGACCACGAATTGCGCAAGATCGACGCCAAGGACGTCGCGCTGGCGGCCGCCTATGAACCGCCGGCCGCCCAGCCCGCCCCGGCGCGGCCTCCAGCGCGCGCCAACGGCCCAGCGCCCTCGCCAGCGCGGGCGCCCGTAGCGCGCCCCGCCAGCCCGCGCTCCGAGGCCGAGGCCGGCAACGGTGCGATCCCCCAGGGTGAGAGAGCCGTCCTGACGGCTATCGCCATGTATCCCGACGGCGCCGAGCGGGAACTTGTCGGCGTGCTCTCCGGCTACAAGCGCTCGACTCGGGACCGCTACATTCAATCGGTGACCGGCAAAGGCTACGCCGAAATCCGCGGCAACGATCTCTTCGCCACCCAAGACGGCATCGACGCGCTGGGAGATTTCACGCCGCTGCCGACCGGCCGTGCGTTGCAGGAATACTGGCTTCAACGATTGCCGGAAGGCGAGCGCCGAATCCTTGGCTGTCTGATCGAATCGTATCCGAATGCGGTCGAGCGCGATCCGCTCGGCGAGGCGGTCGCCTATAAGCGCTCGACGCGCGATCGTTATTTGCAAACGCTGGCGACGCGCAAGCTTGTGACCGCCGAGCGTGGCATGGTGCGCGCGGCTGATATTCTTTTCGAGGCATGATGATGACCGCCGCAGAAATTCAAGCCAAGCGCGCCAATCTTCGGGCCATCGCCAAATCAACAGACGATCCCGGCGAGAAGCATTGGTGCAAAGTCTTTATCGCCAATCTCGACCTGATGGCGTCGGACAACGAGGAAGAACTCGAGCGCGGCAAGCGGACGTTCGAGCAGAACGTCGATTGGTACACGCGCCTATTTTTGCCAACCCGAAATTCACGGGGTTAATGCCTAAATGAGCGACACCGCGACCATAGACGCTCCCGACCGCCCCGTGCTGCGCTGGCACGGCGGCAAGTGGAAGCTCGCGCCCTGGATCATCGGCCATTTCCCGCCGCACCGGGTCTATGTCGAGGCGTTTGGCGGGGCGGCTTCCGTGCTCATGCGCAAGCCCCGGTCATACGGCGAGGTTTATAACGACCTGGACCAGGACGTAGTGAACCTCTTTCGGGTGCTGCAAACGCCCCTCTCGGCCGAGGCGTTGCGATTGAAGCTACGCCTTACGCCGTTCGCGCGGGAGGAATTTGAGACCGGCTACCTCGATTGCGAGGATCCTATCGAGCGGGCGCGGCGCCTGGTCATCCTATGCTTCATGGGCTTCGGATCCAACGGGCACAACAAGGCGACGCGCACCGGATTCCGGGCCAACTCAAACCGCTCCGGGACCACGCCGGCGCACGATTGGGCCAACTATCCTGACCGACTACCGGCCATCATCGAGCGCCTGCGCGGCGTCGTCATCGAGAACCGCGACGCCTTAGAGGCCATGGCGCAGCACGATAGCCCCGAGACGCTGCACTACGTTGACCCGCCCTACGTTTGGGAGACCCGATCATCGGCGATGCACCGGAATCGATGCTACACGCACGAGCTGGACGCCGCTGGCCATGAGCGCCTTCTGGCCTTCCTGGGCGACCTTAAGGGCGCCGTCGTCCTATCCGGCTATCCGCATGACACCTACGAGGCCGCGCTTGGATCCTGGCGCCGCGTCGAGATCGATGCCCACGCGGACGGCGCGCGTGACCGGGTCGAAGTGCTTTGGCTCAATCCAAAAGCCTCGGCCGAGACAAAGGACGCCAAGGCACAGATCGGCCTATTCGACGAACAGGCACTACCAGGACGTCAGTCGCCATGAACCCGAACAAGGCGTTTCGCAAATTTGGCCAAGCCTGTAGGGAGGCGCCCGAAGGCGCGTCCCTAAATGTCGGGCTTGTCTGGATCGAAAAGAAGGGCTGGCGGGTCGCTATGAACGTGCACGAGGCCATGCTGCATCTTGGTGGCAAGGAGGCGCGCGGCTTGGCTGACATCTACGACAAAAATCTGCGAGTGCCGGAATGGGCTGGAAAGACCGGCCTGGAATGGGTGCCCCCGGAACTAAGAAAACTCGCCGATGAAGCGGACCAAAAGAACAGAGACGGCATCGTTCCGCCGGAAATGTTGAACTATGTCGAGCCGCAAGGAAGCGGCTAACCGCCGAACAACCGCCGTGACCGAACAGATAAACGATACCGAGCGAGCCTTAATGCGGGATGTTCTGCTTACGAGCTACGCTCAACTGCTTGGGCCGGCCCCAGAAATTTTGACGGGCCTTGTCCGCAAGGGCTTGGTTGAGTGGAAGTGGAACGGCGGCGTTCCCATCTATTTCGTCACGGAAGCGGGACGTTCCCTGCTTTCTCGTCCAAAGCAGGGAGACTGAAATGCCATTGAGCCAGGAAGCCAAAGACAGCCAGCGAGCCGCATTCGAAAACGCTCAAGCCAGAGCTATCGAAACTGCGACCAAAAAAGCCCAAGAGCAAATTCGAAAGGCCCTGTTCGCGCTTGAACATGACACGATGTTGAGCATCGAAAGTGTTGTGGTTGACACAAGAAACTTTGCTCAGCTCGAAACAGAGATTTTTCTGACGAAGCGTCAACGTCAATAGCGACATATCAGTAGAGAACAGCCATGCCCCTTAACTCAATCGAGCGCACTTTGGTTGGATGGTTTGAGGTCAACAATTGCCGCGTTGAGCATGACCGGCACGAGTGGTTCGCATGGGTAGGGGAGAGGATGATTCCGGTGACGGAGATCGCCATCGCCATCAAACTCGATCTCGAAAAGGCACTCGGTGGCTCTCTACCGGCGCGATAACATCACATAAGTAGGAGACTAAAATGCTCTACGATCCGAAATGGGAAGCGCCGGCAGATACAAAGCCGCAGGAACTATGGAGAAGCCTCTTGCTTCGAGCCGCCGACACCATTGAAAAGGGAATTATATACTTGACTCCATTTCCAATTTGCGCTAGTTTTCGGGCATGAATTGAGGGAAAAACGGCCATGTCCAAGTCCACCATTTCGACGTTTGAACTGTTCGCCCTGATCCCCGACGCGGAGACGGCGCGGACCTATTTGGAGGCCCGCCTGTGGCCGAACGGGGCAACCTGCCCGGTCTGCGGCCTTGCCGAGCGGGTGACGGTTCGGAAGGGCAAGCCCGGCTTCTACCACTGCCAGCAATGCGCAGAGGACTTTACGGTGCGCACCGGCACGATCTTCGAGCGCAGCCACGTTCCGCTGCACAAGTGGGTTTACGCGATGTATCTGCTCGTGACGGCCCGGAAGGGCATATCCAGCCTTCAACTGGCGAAAGAGATCGGCGTCACCCAAAAGTCGGCTTGGTTCATGTTGCAGCGGCTCCGCGAAGCCTGCGGCAAAGACCTGACCATGCTGCAAGGGCTGGTCGAGATCGACGAAACTTACGTCGGCGGGATTGAGGCCAACAAGCACGAAAAGGACAAACTGCGCATGGGGCGCGGCCCCGTCGGCAAGCAGCCCGTTTTGGGCTTGCGGGAAAAGGGCAAAGGTGGTCGCGTCAAGGCGTTCAAGATCGACAGCACCGACGCCGGAACGATCACCGACGTTATTGTGCAAAATGTCGCGGTCGGTTCGACGCTGCATACCGACGAAGCCCAAGCCTACGGCGAGATCGGCGGCCTGTTCTTCGATCACGCGACCATCAACCACTCCGCCGGCGAGTACGTCCGCGACGGCATTTCGACCAATTCGATTGAGAGCGTTTTCGCCGTTCTCAAGCGCGGGCTGATCGGGGTCTATCATCACGCCAGCCCGAAGCACATCGGCCGGTATGTCGATGAATTTGCGTTCCGGTTGAACGAAGGCAACGTCGCCCGGCACACCCTGGAACGGCTCGATAGCTTCGTCAGCCGCGTTGCCGGAAAGCGCCTGACCTACAAAGCACTTACGGCTTAGGAGGATTTGACTATGAACAGAAAACCCACCGCATGGCGCATTGCCGATACGTTCCTTGAACTGCGGAAAGAGCGCAGGGAAGAACTCGCGAAATTGATCGAAGCCGAATTGGACGCCACGGCGGAATTGACGGTGCATTCGCTGCGCAATGAACAGCATGTCTTTTTCTATGAGCGCGATTTTTACGTCCTGTCGAATTTTTCGGCCTTTACCTTGGATTGGAAAGGATGGCGCTTCGATACATCTGAGGCCGCTTATCAGTGGGAGAAATTTGCTCACAAAAACGAGCAAGATATTATAGGTGGTCACGAATGCGATATTTGCTACGCGATACGCCGCGCGCCGTCCGCTCACCACGCCTTTAAACTTGCAGAAGCATCGGCGGATCGCCGTAGGCCAGATTGGAATGCTGTTCGTGTTGAAATTATGCGTGACATTTTGCGAGCCAAAGCTAATCAACACGAATACGTCCGCCGAAAGCTTCTTGCGACCGGCGACCGCCAACTGATTGAAGATAGCTGGCGCGACGACTTTTGGGGCTGGGGACCTAATCGCGACGGCCAAAATATGCTGGGCAAGCTTTGGATGGAGGTTCGGAATGAACTCCGACCCGCAAAAGCCGCCTAGCGTTCTCGACGCTATCGCCGACCGGGTGTTGCGGTACCGGCCCAAGCCCAAATCGAAGCCAGCGAAGCGGCGCAAGCGTCGCGCGGCCAAAATCGAGCGGTCAAAATGAGGGCAGGGAGTCATGTATATCATGCTTATCCGGTTGCCACACACAAACGCTGAGACCTACTAGATATAGGAGCTAAAAATGGGTCACCACGGTTCGGAAGAAATGTCGTCGGAAATGCAGCAAAAGCTTGAGGATGCCCTGAAGCGCGACAAAGAGGACGGCGTTCTGCGCAAGCAATTAGCGGCCGAAAGCCCGCAGTTCGGCGCGAGCGGCAAATATCCCATGGGCAAGCTCGACAAATCCGATGAGGGCGAGATTACGTTCGGAATTGCCTCGCATTGGGGCAAAGTCATCATCAATTTCGGCAAACCAGTGGCTTGGTTAGGCATGGATGCCGCGCAAGCAATTGCTTTGGCCGCGTCTCTTTTGGAGCACGCCCACCGCTGCCGCGATATTGGCCGCGAGCATAGGACGGAAAGCAAAGCCACGAGCGGCGAAACCCAGCCGGTGTCATGACCACAAGATGTAGGGCTGTGTGTCTAAACCGGATAAGCATGATGTATATAATTCCCTTATTGAGCGCCTAGCTGGCCTCAAAGGAACGTGGCATTGGGGCCATACTAAAATTCACCCCTGGATTTACGTAGAGGATCGCGATCTTATCGTGCGGGCGCTGCGAAAACTAATCCAAACCGATGGTGAGGATCAACGGACGCTTATACCGTTCGTTCACACTCATAGCGGCGGCGACAGTTAAGCGATCAGACTGAAACAGGGAGCAAACAAATGACCGACTTACTGGAACGGCTGATCGAGGAAGCGCGGCTGCATGGCCGCGCGGCGCTGGAGCGTGAGAATGCAATTGCCGCGCTGGAGAACTCCGGCAGAGGATTGGCCAAGACCGTCGAGGCGCTGGAGAATCTTCGAATCGCACACGGCACATTGCTGAAAACCACCGAGGCATTGCGCGACGAACTGCACGAATCGCGCACTCGCGAGCAGGCTGGCATCGTCGCCCTTCGCGATATGAACGCGAGCATCGAGAAATACATCTGGCGTGTGCAAAAAGAGCACGGCAAAAAATCCGCCCGCGATCGAGTCGGCGAACTCGTCCTTGCCAAAGCCGCGGCTGACAAAACGATTAAATCATTCGTGCCGTTCTGATGCCGCGTCTGCCGCGCCCGAACATTCCGCTCGCCGTCCGCGTCAAGGTGGCGGAACGGCAACTGCGCGAAGTCCATCCGCTCGCGGCGAGCATTCTTTACGGGTTGGACGAGCCGATGCCGCTCGGCCGGCGCCTTCAGAGATTGTTGGTTGCGATCTTCGGCAAAGCGAAAATCGAATTGCATCATCGGCCCGCGTTGGTCAATCGCCGCCGATACGTGCGTAGCGGCAAGGTCTTTTACGATCCGCCGGCGAACGACCCGAACCATCTGGTCTATTTGCCCGAGGACGATCACGACATCGAGACTCGCGTGCGCGGCTTGCACGGCCAGCACAGCGATCTCGGGCTGGTCCGAAAACGCAAGCGCAAGGAGCGGAAGGCGAAGCGACCGAAAACCAGATGGCCGTCGCGTCCATTGCAGAGCGCGAGCCGATGGCCGACGAAGAGGAAAATGCGATGAGCAAACAGACAATAGGCCCGCGAGAATTTGAACTCCGGCGCCAGCGCGAAGCGGACGCGAAAGCCAAGCCGAAGCCGCTGGCGGATATCACGGCGGAATTGCCGAAGCCGTCAGGGCGAAAGCCGGTCAAGAGAAAGCGGCCGCACAAATAGCCGAGCCATGGACGGCCGCTCGACCCTCGCCGAGATCAGTGCCGCGGTGTCACTACGATGCTTGCTCCGCTCGGCGCAAAAACTTGGGACTATCTCGACAAGAGACGCGCGATGGTCCAACGCCAAGGAATCAATCGCGTGCGGCCAGCGATGCGTGCGGGCTGGAAAGCAACCTTCGAAGTGATGGTGCTTTTACCAGAGTACATCGATCGCAATATCCTGCGTGAGACTATTGAGGCGGCTGGCCGTCTCTGCGGCGTCGGTGATTATCGACCGACGTTCGGTCGATTCGGAATTGTTAAGTTCAAATAGGCGCGATGAGGCGGGGTGAGCTATGGTGTGGTCCGGCAAGGTCCGGCGTGGTGGGGTTGGGTCCGGTGCGGTACGATGCGGTTAGGTTGGGCGGGCTTGGGTGGGGCGTGGTAAGGTACGGTCTGGCCTTCATTCTCTGAAGGCGATGGCGCCGCTTACCGGACGACACTGGGTCCGGACGGCGCCATTGTCGTTTCCCGATTCGATCATCCAAGTCCCGGCCGGGCATTCTCCGGCGACGATCTCCCCGACGTGGTGCGACCAAACGACGATAACCCCCGAATGAGGGCCAGCGGCGGCGTGACCCCAATGCGCCCAATTCCGCGCCAAATTGTAGGCCGGGTCTGATTCGTGCCTTTGCTGGCGCATGTACCAACCGCACCACTCGCGCGGACGGCCATCGCCGCGCTCTTCAGGCGCTCGCAGGCTCACGTTCGCCAGCGCCGCCCCGGAGGCGCGGAAGGAGGCGGCCACGCTATGGGCAAAGCCCTGGAGCGCGCCGCCTATGGCTTCGGCAAGGCTTGGAGGCTCGGGCTTGCGGTGCCGGGCTTCGGCCGAGCCGGCGAGAATCAGGAGCACGACGCCGGCCGCAAAAATGACCCGGCAATCGAGCCGGGTCAGTATGGGGAGGTTCCGCCCAAGTAGGGCGAGACTGTACGCGAACAGCCTACGCCGTATTGCTCGGCTCGGCAAATCCGGTGATGCCGGCGAGCCGAACGTCGCTGGAATGGCGGAGGGGATCGTCGCTCGCATCGTCTTCCTCCATATAGCGGCGCCGCGGTAGCGGCTGGAATGCCGGCGGCATCGTCTTGTCCCTGGCCGCATTCCGAAGATGAAGTTGCCATAGCTCCCGATAGATGATCTCAAAGCGGTCGTCGTCCTCGCGATTGTGCCGGGACATGACATAGCGGAAATCCTTCGCGACGGCGGCGATCGCTTTCATTATCTCGTCTTTTACGGAATAGGTCAGCGCCCGATTGTTCGATAGCTGGCGCAGGATGAAGATCGTCACGACCGCCGTCAGCGTCGAGGCGGCGACGATGGCGCCGGCGAGCCACGCCAACAAGCCCTGAGTGACGGGGATATCAGCGGCCGAGGACGCAGCGGGAGCGAGCGGAGCTGCGGCGGCGATCGTCAAAAGCAGCATTCCGCCATTCCCCAACCCATAGCTTTCGACACTTTAGTACCATGACCAAAGTCTCGTCACACTCCTTCGAAAGTCCCGGTACTAAAGTATTGGAGGCAATCACGTCCTCCGATCCGACAAGATCAAACCTAGTTCAGCGATTCGATCCCTGGCACTTTTCAGAGCAGCAAGCGCCTCGACCGTGGGCTCCGATCCGGCGGCTTTTTTCAGCTCGATCAATTCTTGCAGCGCTGCGGCCTCACGAACGGCCGAGCCGTATTCGCCTTGCATCGATGCCGTCAAATTGCTGTTGACGAGGCCGTGGATGGTATCGAGCGTCTTCTTGGATTCCTTGGCCGTCTCGGCAACCTCAGCCGTATTGATCGCCAGCAACCTTGCCGCTTCGGCGGCCTTTCCAGCCGCTGCGTCCTGGCGCTCGACCAGAAGCTCCGCGGCCTCTGCGGCTTGCCTCGCAACTTTGTCCAGACGCTCGTAATCCTCAGCCTTTTCCTTGCGCCTGTTTCGGCTGTTCAAGGCGGAGAGTAGGAGCGGGGCAACCGTGCTTGAGACTCCGCCCACGATGACTGCCACTAAAACGGTGTCCGGCATTGTCGAATCGGCCCTCCAAAATGCGCTGCGCCCCGGCCGAAAGCCGAGGCGCGATGTTTAACACGAATCGAAGGTTTTCGTCAGCCGGTCGCAGCCTCGCGTTCCGTGGGAATGCGCTCGCCGGCGCGGTCAAGAATCTTCTTCAGCGAGGCGCTTTCCGGGCTTAGCGGTTGCTGCCGCTGCGGACTGCCGCGAAGCTGAGTGACCAGCTTGTCGCCCACGGCATCGCGATTGATAATGTTGAGGGCGTGGGCGCCGACCGAAGTCAGATGCCGCGAACTCGTCATCATGGAGCCGACCGCCCGGGAAAGGACGCTGACGACCTTTTCCTTCGCGCTAAGCTGGCCGCGCAACGCCGCGAGTTCTTCGTCGCGCCGGTCGATCTTGTCTTGGTAATCCTTCGATATGCGCTCGATCTCCGCCGCTTGCATTCTGGCGGTCTCTTGCAGCGAGGCGCAAAGGTTGGCCTGCTCTTCGAATTTGTCGTCGGCGTCGCCCATCTGCTCGACCAGAAGCAAGGTCTCCGCCCTCAGTGTCTCCAGCACGCTCTCCGCGCCTTGCTGGATTTGCCTTGCGCGTTCGGAAAAGTCGCTCATCGGGTAGCCCCTTTGTGTTGATAAAGCCGCCGCGAATCCACGCGGCGGCTTAGAGGTTAGCGTGCCTTTTCGCGGCGCGCTATCGGACAGGCAAGGCGAAATCGATGCCAGCCAAGTAAGTCTTGTTTCGACTGACACTGGCGACGCCGATCGGCCCGATCTTGCCGAACACGTTGTTAAATTCCAAATCCTTCCCCGACCAGTCCGCCGACGCCCACACCTTGATGGCGCCGCCGTTCGGCGTGCCGTTGGTGGCCAGAGTCGGGTAGATGAACTGCGTAAGCAGACCACCAGCGATGGCCGTGGTCGTGCCACCGACGCCGCCGAACTGACCGCCAACGCCATACTCGCGCACTTGGACGCCGAAGCACTGTTTCGGGATACCGACTTGCACGTTGGCCGGCAGTGATGGGGTCCACGTCGGCCAGCTAAGGCCGAGGTTGCCGATCACCGAGGTCACGGCCAGCACCACGTCGGCGCCAACGCAAGCGTCCTGGGTCGCCGACCACCGGCTCCAGAAACCGGCGCTGCCGCCTGGCACCTGAAAACCGCCCTGGACGTTCTGATAGGCGGCCTTGGCCTCGAGCATGTACCAGTTGCCGAAGCCGACCACGTTGGTATTGCCGTGGACGTAGCCGAACCCGACCTCGACGCCGCCCCCTGAAGCGGTGACATTGGAACTGACGAGGCTCGGGATCAGAAGGCTATTGCCGTTCACACTGGACTGCTCGACGCCGGCATAGGTGCCGACTTCCCAGAAGAGGCCAGAACCGCTCCAGTTGACGAATGGCGAGACCACCGGCGGCGATGCCTTGACCGCCATGTCGGCGGCGGCCGCCGGGAGCGAGAGCGCGGCCAGCGCGGCGGCCGCAGCGAAGATCGACTTGCGCATCATGGGAATGTCCCCCTGTTTGATGATTCGGAATTTACCGGATCATCCTAGCCGGGGAGGGTGTGTCGTGCGCGCCACACCTATCGGAAATCGTCACGCCTTCGGCTGGACTTCCTGTGCGGTCTTCGCAATGGCAAGAAAATGCGGGGTCAAGGCGAGCAGGGCTTCGAGGCCGATCTTATCGACGATCGCTTTGATGTCGGTTTGGTTCTTTTCGAGAATTGCAGCGATAGTCGGATTCATGTCGTTCTCCCTTTTGGGTCAAGCCGGGTGGGGCGCGGCGGCCGGATCGGCGGGCGGGGCGGCTTTCGTAGGATCGAGAACCGCGGGCGTCGGAACCTTCGGGTCGGCGATCGCCGTCTCGATGCGCGCCTTGATGGCCTCGACCGCGGCGCCGCTGTTCGGGTCGAGGCCGAGCTGCTTGATTGTATCTGCACCATGCGCCTGGGTGTAGGCGACGGCCTCGGCCACGACAGCATTCTTGATCTCGATTTGTCCTTTGCCCGCCATGTTGGTTGTCACCACGGCAGCGCCGGAATTGATTCCGTTCAAGAGAATGCGATCCAATTTGTCGCTAAGAAGTTCGGTGCCTTGAATGCCGGCGTTCTTCAAAAGCCGCCTGATGTACGCCGCCAAAAACGAACTTATCACCGACCCGAAAGCCAGCGTTGCCCATGTCAAAACTTGCCCGGCCAGCGTGCCAACACTGATCGTCGTCTCGCTCGATACCGGGCCGGACGTTGTGACCGTGTTTTGCGTCACCGGCGGAACGCCGGCTGGCGGCGTGACCGCGGCCGGCGTGGCTGGCGCGACAACCGGAGGCGGGGGAGGCGGCGGGGGTGGCTCGGTTACAGGCGGCGGCGGTGGCACCTTCACCGGAATTTCCGGCGCGGCGGACTGAGATTGCTTCGCAAGCCAGTCGTTTAGCCGCTTGGTTTCGGCGGCGGTCGGGCATCCAGGGCACAGTGGCTTCTCCGCAGCCTGAAATGGCGGCGGGACGAGCATCGCGAGCAGGATGGTGAATGCGAGAACGCGACCTACAACAGCCGCCGCTATCTTGACACGCCTTGCGAGCATGGAGCCCCCCTGTTTCAAATTCGCAACGCGATCAGCCTACCACCGGCGCCGGTTAGGGCGCAAATTGCCAATCCACCGTGGTCATCCCCCATTGCGGATCATGCGGGGCGATGCCGAGCGCGGCAAAGGTGGCTGGCGTCATGTCGATGCCGGCAGGATTGGCGGGCACGACGCCGTTCTGTGCCTTCTCGCCGCGCGCGTGCTGCCCTTCGGCCATCGGGCGCGCGCTGGTCGTCCAATAACGGTCAGCCGTATTGTGCGGGCCGACGTCGACGATTTCGCAGATCACCGATTTGCCGGAGCGGAACACTTCGACCTTCGGCCGCGGGGCGGGAAAATGGAACGGCAGCGCGACGCCCGGCTTGTTCGGATCGACGGTCCCGCCATAGGTGCTCGATTCGTGATCGCCGGCGCCGCCGAAGCAAGTCGCGACGATATCGCTTTGACGCCCGAGCACGGCCGCGACGGTTGGCGGCCCAAGATGCGCCTCGATCGGCGCGGCGACATGATCACCGGGGTGCGCCGCTTGCATGTAGGCGACGACACCGGCGACGAGCTCCGGCTTGACCATGTGCCGGCCAGGGCACGACTTGTGCGTCGTGATGGGATCTTCCTTGTGGAAGTGAATCCCGCGGACGCCGAATTTATAGTCGGCCGGATTGAGGCCGATGCGCGCGTGAAGGATGCCCAGCACGGCGATCAGATTGGCTCGCGACGGGTCAGCGAAAGATTCGATTTCAAACTCGCCGACCGTCTCGATGCCCCAGGTGATCGCGTTCCAGGCTGGCGAGTGCGTACCGCGCTGAGTGAACGGCGTGAAGAGGCCGACGCCGTCGGGACATACGAAAGCGTGCGGGCCCGAGCTCCAATGGAGCCCGCTGTAATATCCGGCCAGATTCTTCAGCCATTGCTCGGGCGTCCAATTGCCGTGCCGCTCCGGGTGCGCTCGCCAATCGGCATAATTCGCCAGCGTCGGCGCCGAGGTATTATGAACAACCGTGAACTGCGGCGTCCAGCCAGTGAAGACGAGTCCTTCGACGTGAGCAGCGAAGCCGGCGAGATCGACGAATTTTCCGACGATGTTCATGGGTGATACCCTGTAAGCTGAAAGAGAACGTAGCCGGCCATCAGCGTGAACGCGCAGACGTTGTCGAGTAGCGGCGACGTGATCACCCCGACCAGATAAGCGGTGATGAGGGTCAAAGCGAGTGCGGAGTAGCCGCCGATGAAGCCCTTCGTTCTCGCGGAGATTTTTGCGGTGATCATGGGTCGATTATCGGCCGGAGGGCGTCGAGCGTCATTCCCTGGATCGGATTTTCGCTCAATTTCAGATCGCCGCGCTTGATATGGAAGAGCTTGGCGACCGATACTTCGCTGTCCATCAGCTTTTGAAGATCAGCGTTTAGAGCGATTTGAGCATCGGATAATTCGGCCGCCGTGACGACCACTCCATTCGAATTGAGCACGGCTTCCTTTTTTGGCTTCAGCGGGCCGCCATTCAATTTTTCCGCCGCATCGATCGTGGCCCTTTGTTTTTTCTGGACGGATTCGATCACGGCATTCAGTGCGCCGAGATCGTCAGTCAGAGCCCATCGCGTGTCGGCGCTGATATTGTAGGGCATCGACACTGGGCGCGCGCTTGCACCTTGGCCGACAGTTTCGTCATGCAAGCCGGTGACGGCGGCGATGGCATTGGCGAGCGCGACGGCCTTGCTGACCACAATCGTTTCGGTTTCGCCGGCCGGGGGATTCGCCGAGACCTGCGCGGACAGCGCCGGCTCGCTCAGCGCGGCGGCGAAGGCGAGCAGGGCGATGGTTAGATAAAAGCGGATCATGAGGTTTCCTGACGGGTTATGTGCAGCACGGCGGCGACTCAACCCGTCAGAGGAAAAGCCGCCGCCGCTATCACCGCACGGGATCAGAGTTGAGCTGTTGCCTGACGGGCGACGCGGAACATAGCACAGCCGGGGAGCAATTGTCATAGGCGCAGCCATCACGCCCCGACCCACGCGGTTCCGTTATAAAAAACCGGACAGACGGTTGACCCGCCTCCCGTCAGGGCGGCCAAGAACGTGCAGGCGACGGCATCGGTGACGAACGCGAAATCGCCCTGCGATGGAGACGCCGGCAGGGTCGAGACCGTGTAGCCTCCCGTTCCCATCTGCGCTTGGCTTCGGATCGTGCCCTTGGCGAGCAGCGCGCCCTGGCCGGGATCGGTCGCGATGATGCTATTGCCGAGTGTCAGGCCGCCGCTGTTTTGCAGCCGCATGTTGATTTGTGTCGTCGTCGTCGAGTTCGCGGTTGTCGAGAAGTCAATTTGGAGGCCGTCAGCCCCAGAAGCCCAAAGCTGTGATGCGGTAAAATTTATCAGTCCTCTCGCGGCAGTATATGCGGTGTCATAACCCCGCGCTTGAATGCCGCCAATAACGCCGCTCGCGGTCGCGGTCGGAGTACCATTAGGGCCTTCCGAACGTCGAAAAGCGATGAATGATTGCTGCGCAAAGGTGTCGAGGCTCAAGCCTACAGAAGTCGAGTCTTTCCCAAGCAGGTGAATGAGAGCGTTCCCGGCCGCCGCAGGCGGCGCAGTCGCATTGGCTGAAATGACAAATGCGGCCGCGCTTGAAGAGGGCGAAGTCGTTCCAAGTGCAATTTGCGGAATACTGTTAAGCGACGCAGATGTCTTTGTTGCGGCTAAGTAAAGCGAGTTCACTAAAGCGTTTTGACTTGTCCCTGTCGATCCGGCTGGCGCGACCTGGAACTGAATCGCGCCGCCAGCACCGGTGCCCGTACCCTGCGACCCGGCGATGGTCAGCAGCGCGCCAGCCGTGTTGCTGATGCCGGCGACGACTCCCTGCGCGCCCACGGTCTGCGCAACCGGGGCGGCGGCATCGGCGGCGCCGAGGTGCAACGTGGCGGCACTCGGTCCGGTCAGAATCGCGTTGCCGGCGACGGCAAAGTTAGTTCCGAACGTCGATGAGTCCGGCATCGTGACCGTGCCGGTGAACGTCGGCGATGCCAGCGGCGCCGCCCCGGTGACCTGGGCCACCGCGTAGTCCCCGCTGGTCGCGACGACGGCGCCGGTGCGCCCGAACACCGAAGTCACGTCGGACGGATCGGCGGCGAAGGTATAGGTACCGGCGCCGGTGCGCTTGATGAAGCCGGTGCTAGAAAAGCCGGTGATGTTGTCGAGGCACGTTCCGCTCGCCGCCGAGCAGTTCGTGCCGCCGTTGGCGACCGCAAGCTGACCGCTGACTGCGGCCGATGATCCCAGCGCGACTTGGCCCCAGGCGGCGAGGCCGCCGCTGACGATCATCACATTGTTCGTCGAGCCGACGCCCAGCCGCGTGACGACGTTGCTGGAACCGCCGTTCTGATAAATATCGCCCTTGGCGTCGGAGCCGAATGCCGCCGTCACCCCGCCTAGGCTGTTTGTCGATGAGGTCAGCGTCTTGTTGGTCAGCGCATCCGCCGTCGCTCGGCCGACCAGCGTGTCGGTGGCGGCCTGTACGGTGACCGTGAACGGGCTGGACGTGGAAGCCGATACCAGCGTCACGCCGCTTAGCGCGGTCGCGCCGCCCGAGAGCAACACGCCGGTCTGAATGTTGAGGACGCCGCTGCCCGGATCATTACCCGCTAGAGCGTTGAAAGTTCCATTGCCGATCCCGACGCCGCCGCTGGCGTAAAGATGCACCGCGTTCACGGCGGTAAAGGTGCCGGTCGGCGTGATGAAAAAGAGTAGCTCGGTCCCCTTGTTCGTATTGCTGGCCCACGTCTCCGTGGCGTTGGCGCTGATCTGCGCGCCGGGCGCGACGTTGTAGGTGGAACCATTGTAGCCGCTGAACAGGACAGCCCCGATGGTGTCCCCCGCCACGAGCGCCGTGGGCGACGCGAACGTGCCGTCCGCCCGGCGCAAATTGAAGATTCCTTTATGCGCAAAGCCGTCGATCAAGACTTCTGGCTCCTGGGTGTTGCTGCCGACCACTTGCAGATACGGCGAGCCCCCCGGAAGCGCTGGGCATCCGGTATTGGCCGTGACGCAGACCAGCGTCGAGCCGAATAGCGCCGTGCCGGTGACGGCGAGCGCGTTGCTGCCGATGGTCGCGCCGCCGACGGCAAGCGTTGTCCCGCTGGCGCCGGTCAGGTCGTTGGTGCCAGCCGTCGTCCAGTTCGTGACGCCGGCGAACGCGCCGCCGTTGTTCCACTGGATCGTGCCCGAGGCGCCGCCGGGAGTTCCGCCGCCGCTGCCGCACGCCGCGCCCGCGTCGGCAACGCCGCCGGCCGTGCCGGACGCCTGAAGGCAGTGACCGCTGGTGAGTGCGCCGACCTGATAGGCCAGGTTCGCCGCCGCGCCGGGGAACGTATAGGTGAAGCCGGACGACGGGAACGCCAGCGTCGGCGCGCCGGCGCCGGTCGTGGTCAGCGCGGCCGAGGTTGTCAGCGTGCCGCCAAGCGAAAGATTGCTGGCCGACACCGGCCCGGCCGCCATCAGGCTATTGTCCTGGTTTATTGTGAGCGCGACGCTGGGAGACGTAGCGCCATTCGCCGTGACACCGAAAATGATCTTGGTTCCCTCGGCAGAGCTGGACCAGTTCTGTGTCGCGATAAATTCAATATAAGTAGCGCTGGTCGTCCAGGCAGAGCCGTTGTAGCCATTGCCGAGAATTTGACCAAGGACGTCCCCAGAGTTCAGGGCTGTTAAAGCAGCGAACGTTCCGTGCCCCCCTTGAAGATTGATCGCTGCCCCAACGCCACCGACCGCTGTGCTCGAGATTTGCAGCATCCCAGGAAAGCCGTTCCCGGCTTGATCGAAGCCATTTATCAGCATCCCGTAATAGTTGGCCTGCAGGCTCGGGAAAGCGCCGTTCTGCGCGAAGTTAAGATTTAGCCCGAGCGTCACGCTGGAATTGATCCTCAGCAGCGTGGTCAGCGTCGGGCTGATCGACAGCACGACGTTGCCGGCACTCCCGGTGACTGGAAGATTCCCTAAAATTCCACCATTGTTGTAGAGAACATCGCCGCCAGTGCCGCTCGTTACGGCCGTCGTGCCAACCACGATGGACGACGCGGGTGGTGAGCACGTCGAGCCCAGCGTGCAGGTCGCGCCGTTGACGGTGACCGACGGGTTGGCAAGGTCGGCCACCGTCACCAGCCCCGTAGCGGTGAACGCCCCGGTGATCGTTGGCGACGTGATGGTTGGCGATGCCGACAGGACGACGCTGCCGGAACCCGTGATAGGGTATTCCCCGAGCACCCCCGCGTTGTCGTAAAGCACACGGGTCGTGCTGCCGCTAAGGACCGTCGTAGTGCCAATAGTCATAGATGTCGCGGAGCCGGAGATCGTGCAGGAGCCGCCAAGCGGGCAACTTACTGAATTGATCGTGGTCGCCTGCGGACCAGCGAGGAACGGGCCAATTGTGGCGCCATTGATTCGCGCGAACAGTCCTCCGGTGGTCGTCCAGAGATCGCCATTGACCGGAGACGTCGGCGCAACGCCATGAGGAAGATTGAGCCCAGCATGTGCCGCAGTTGACGGCGCCGCAAGAATTTCGAGACCGCTTATCGGGGTTACCGCATTGCCTTGGACGACCCACGGACTCGGCGGCGGCTGCGGACCTGGACCGCCGCCCGTATTCGGCCCTTGCGCGAGCGCCGCGACTGACGAGGCAAGAAGCGAGGCCGCGACGAGAGCAAGGCGCGCGATCTTCAGCATTTTCTTTCTTCCAGATATTTGATCCGCCAAGCGGTTCCCTACCACGAGACTCCCGCGATCTTATGTCCGCTGCCCGCGGCATTCATCGAGGTCGGCGTCGTTTGACCAGCGATCACTTCCCAGCTTCCGCCGGGAGGGATTCGGAAATTAGTGCCGTTGACGCCGCCGGCCACCCCCGGCGCGGCCGCGGTCGTGACAGGATTGACGATCAGATCCTCGGCCGTCGCGAGGCCCTGGTCGCCGGCGAGAAGGGGATTCTGCAAGAAGCCGCCGTTCGGATTCGGTCCAAACGCATTGACCGCCGTATTGCCAGTGGCGACCTGCGAATTGAGCGCCGGGATCGGCGTGACGCCTGCCATTTTCAGCCCACCATGCGCAACGGTTCGTTGTCGTTTGCCGCCGGCTCCAGCGCCGACATGATTTCTTCCACGATGATGCTGCTCGACGGCGCGTAGGTCGCGGCAATGTCGTTAACCACGATATTGTTGGCCGAGGATTTGCCGAAAATATAATAGGTCAGCGAGCTCGTCGTGAAAGGCGAGTCGATACCGCGGATCGGCTGAATACAAACCTGGACCGCGCAAGTGAACGATCCCTGATCACCAAACAGAGTCGGCGCCGTTCCCCGCGAAAGCTGCACGATGCCATTTGAGCCGGAGCCGCCGAGCACATTCACGTTGCTCGATACCTTGATGACATTCGCCGCCGACGTCGGCACGATCGTTGCCGAGATTCCGGTTTGCGTCTGGGTGGTAAGCAGCGTCGTTTGCGTAGTGTTCGGCGCCGGAGCGACGATCTGCACCGTATCGCCCGGCTTTTTGATACCGGGACCGAAAAGCTGCACAAAGGTCGGCCCAGTCGCCCAAGTGCCGGCCGTCACTTCGCTGATTTCGAGGTAGCCGAGGATGCGGATCGCCTTGTTGGTTACCGATGTTGTCCCGCAGGCCAGAACTTGCGCAAGGCTACTGCCGTTGTTGTTGGTGTTGCTGGTCCAGAGAATCCCTTCATTGATCGCGGCAACAGAGGTTCCGCTGAGAGCATTGAACGCGCAGAGCGCGACCGTCCCAGCATTGTTGATAGCGATGATCCAGAGCCGACACATGTTGCCGCTGGTGCACCCCATCGACAGGGTGGAATTGACCGTGAAGCTTAGAGCGCTTTGAAGCGAGACGATGACGGGATCACCATTGGCAATCGTGGTGTCTCGGAATGGGATCAACACCGGATTGGTCACGCTCGGGTCGCTGCCATTGTTGCCTTTGATCGCGATGGTCAGGTTGTTGGACCCGACGCTGGCATTGAGTTGCAGATTGACCGGCACCCCGAATTGGAGCGACGAGTTCGCCAGATTGGCGACTGCCACCGTCGTGCTCGTCACACTGAGTAGAACGAAGACGGTTCCGTTGTACATTAGGAGCGCCGGCTGGCCCGCTACAAGTTCGGTGCCGGTGAGCGCGACGAGCCCCGCCGATGTCGGTTTGTTGATTGCGATTGGACCGATGGAATTGAGATTTAATGTCGCGGCCGTAGTATTGCCTGTGGCCGGCGCCGGCGTAAGCTTCACTAGCACGTTCAGCACATCGGCGTAGGAAACCACGTTCGGCAAAGTGCCCGTGATCGTATTCGTTCCAGCCACAGATTGAATGGCTGTCGCCTGATCAGCGAATTGCGCGCGCGCGGGAAGCATCGCCGCCGCAAAGACGAACAGCGCGACCAGAGCGGCGCCGATTTTCTTCATCATGGCTTGAAGCTCCAAAGGCTGGGTGCATAGAACCGGAACTTAGCGCTTTGCCCATTCACGTTCAAAACGGCGGTCGGCTGACCATCCGGCCCGGTCGTTCCGCCCGGAAAGCTGACCGTGACTGGAAAGGCATTGAAATTCTTGGCGAGGTCTTCGATCCAATAGGTTTGCCCGTCGGATGAAGTCGGAAGCGTCGTCGAAGACGCCGCGGGAGCGACGAGACGATTGAGGCCGACACCGCCGCCGGCGTCCGATGTCGTCATAGCGAAAGCGCCCGAGGCCGTCACGATGCGCGCCGGCGAGAGCGCCGCCGTTTGCTGCATCGCCGCCATCTGGCCCGCCGTGCACAGATTGGCGATCAGATCGCCGGCAAGCCAATTCTGGGCGACGGTGCCCTCTTGGGCGCGCACGATGGTGGTAAAGGTGTCCCCGGTGCGGACCGTGCAATAGACGATTTCGGTGAGCAATCCGGTCGCCGCATCGTTCAAGGTCGCGGCAAATTCCTGCTGTGCACTCGGATTCGGGAACTCGGCGCCTTGGCCCGAGGCGACCGTAAGCGTGGTCGCACTGTTCGAAATCGGCGCTGCCAGCGTCGACGAGGCGTCATTCGCGAACAGAAAGATCATGTGAGCATCCCCTCGCCGCCATTAGAAGTTCGCGGCATACGAATACTGGAACGGAAGCTGCAGCACCCCGGACTCGATAGCCTGCTTTAACACAGGTTCGAGCGGAAATTGAGTGCCCCCAGGCACAAATTGTGTCAGCAGCCGATTATAGGCCATCCGATTGAAGCCGAATCGATTGTAGAGCGCGCCGCCCAGGATTGTCCGCACGCCGGGTGTGATGCTGATCGAGATAACCCCGGGCCCGGTGGTGACGCTAATCAGGGACGTGTTATCCACATTCGGCGCCGTCCCGTTCGGCCCGGTCAGGAAGCGCATAATCCGCCGCTTCAGCCATCGGATATTGAAGCGATTGCCGTCGCCACGATAGAGGTTCCAAGTCAGAATCCGCTTGAAGACGTCGTCGGTCGTAAACGCGATATTGGTCGGGCCGACGATCTTCGAGACGTTGAACGGAATCGTATTGAACGCCCAGGTGTTGTACGGGCCGCGACGGCGATTGCGCCCGGAGGACAGCGTCGGCCGGACCATGCCGTAGAGCCCGGCCGCCACCCAATCGAGCAGCGATCCGGCGATCGACAGGTCGGAATAGACCGGCAAAGGCGTGCCGACGAACCAATCGACATACCCTTGCGCCAGCGAATTGTAGGCCGCAACGAAGGCCGCGCAGGATTCGTCGTCGTTATATTGCTGGTAGAGATAGGACGGAATGATTTTCGTGAGCGTCGTCGGCTTGGCCGGCGGAAACGAGCCGGCCTGCGGCGTCGGCGGAAAAGGTGACGGCGGCTGGAGGACGATGCCAGCGATCTTGTGCCCGGCGCTCTTGGCATTGACGCTGACCTTGGTGGCGAGGCCCGCCGGGAAGGTAAAAAGCGCTCCGGGCTGGATTGCCTGCGTCGTCGCCGTCTCTTCCGCGGCCGCCGGATTGCCGCTGACGTCGACATAGATCGGCTCCGAAGCGGCCAAGCCCTCATCGGCGGCATTGAATGGATTTTGAATAAATCCGCCCAGCAAAGGACCGAAGGCGACGTCGATCGGATGGCCGCCAGTGCGCACAAAGGTTTGCGCCAAGGGAAGGACGACGACCGGATTTGCCATTGCGCTATGCCTGGGTGACCGTCACGCTGCCCGGGGCGGCGAAGAAGAACGACTCCGGGTCGCCGAAGATCAGTTGCCCGACCGGCGCGGTGCCGATGCTGTTGATCGAGACGGAAAACGAAAGCGCCGAGATTGTCGTCGGGTCGAGGACCGAGGCCACCGCTTCGACGAAAGCGGCGCTGAGTTCCAGCAGACTCATCGGCGCGCCGACCAGTATCGAATTGACGTAGGCGATGATCGCGGGCGCGGCGAGTTGCGACACCGAGGCTTGGCTGACGAAATTCGCAAGCGTCGTGTTCCAGCTTACCGCAATCGTCACTGTCTGCTGGGGTGGCGAGACAAAGGGAATCGCATACAGATTTGGAGGATCGACGATGTTCGGAGTCACATTGCGGGGATTTGGCGAGCAGACGCCGCCGCTGACATAGGGCGCCATCAGCGAAGTATTGACCGGGATGCTGAAGCGTTTTTCGTCGACGACTGTGATCACGAAAGGCGTGCCATTGATCGGCGGCCCGACAATCCCGCTCATGGTCACGGTTTCGCCGGTCGTATAGCCGTGATTGAGATTCGTCGTCACCACGCCGGGATTGGCCGACGAGATATTGGTGATCAGCAACGTCGATCCGACCAGCACCGAGATATCGAGCCCCGAGGCGAAAATGGCACCGGCCACCAGATAGGGGTCGCCGCCGCCGACAATGATTTCCCAGCCGCCGCCGGACTGCTGGAGCGTCGAGATCAGCCGCGCTTGGACGCCGGCCACCTGATTTAAGAGCGTCTTCAGATAGGCCGTGGTGCCGGTTGAGACCGATTGCAGCGCTTGATTGACGCGCGCGCGATATGCCTCTTCCGTCTCGGCATTCGGATTGCCGGGAATGCCCGGCGCCGGATTGAAGCACGAGATCGCAAAGCGCGTGGTGTCGTAGGAACTGACGATTTGCGAGACGGCATCGGTCGCAATCGCCCATGAGCCCGGAATCGTCGCCAAGCAAAAGAGTGCCGGCGACGTGCCACCCGAATCGGTCACCCCGCCGTCTTGGACCACATACTGATAGGTGCCGTCGGAGACGGTGAATCCGACCGGGATCACATAGCCGGGCACCGGGTTGGTGCTGGCGTCGAGCACGACGAATTGCACAAAAACCGAAGTGTTCGTAGGCACGCCCGGCGCAGATCCAGGCCCGATGAAAAGTTGCCCCAGCGCCAAGAGCAGGAAGGCGTTGGCGCCCATGGTGGTGAGCGAATTGATCGTCTCGACGCGGGCGCTGTCGATCTCGGCGATGCCGTAGACCTCGGTGCTCGAGATATCCTCGATCATCGAGCCCGGCAGAATCGCCGTATAGCCGGGGACCGCGGAGGCGACGAGCGCGATCAGCGCGGCTTGAATGACGGCCGGAGGCGTCGGCTGCGGGCCTGCGGCGGTGATGACGAGAGGAAAGCTCATTGCGCCACCGTCGCTGAAATCTTGACCCCGGTATTCGTGGTCACGTTCACCTTATACGTCGGCTTTTGCGCGCCCGGAACCCGGCTGATAATGAGCGCTGCAAAATAGGGAGCGAACTGCTGTTGCGTTCGCGCAACGTCATAATCCGGCCAGAGCTGCTGAATCACAGCTTGCTGGGCGGAAATTCCGAACGCTGCGTAAAAGGGGCTTTCCCCAAGATTCAGTTGAAGGCACTGCAAGAGCGTCGTCAGCCAGATGGCGTCATTGCTCCCGTTCGGGTCGGTCTGAACGACCTTCCACTGATAGGTGCCGTCGGGATTGTACGTGCGGCCATAGGTGCGAATTGGAGCATCCCCCTTGCGAAGCTTTATACCACGTTGACGACGTTGCCGTTATTCCAGAGCGAGCCGGGCGGCAGGCCCGCGGCGGAGACCGGAAGCGTCGTGATTTGCACGCTCTTGCCGAGCGGGACCTTGATCACCGCGCCGGCCGCGGACACGGTGAGCACGCTGGCCTTATCCACAGTCCGGAGAATGCAGCCGTCGGGCCCGTAGAGCACATAGGCGCGCGCGTCGTCGGTCGAGCCGAACCCGGTGTTGCCGACCGGAATGAAAATCAGCGCCGAGAGATTGCCGGGCAGCGAGAGATCGGCATTGCCGCCGCCGAGCCCGGTCACGTTCCCGATATAGGTGTCCATCGACCAGACGACGCCCTTGACGCCGGCGCCGAGCGGCGCGCGGGCGAATTGCGACGTCGCCACCGCGCATTGGACGTTCGGCAAGGTGAAGAGGCTGGTTTGCACAAGGAAATTCACCGTGGCGATGGTTCCGGTCCCGTCGATCGAGACGATTTGCGCCGGCAGCGCCTTGCCGAGAAGCGCAATCGCGTCTTGAACCTTCTTCTGGGCGGCGTTCTGCAGCGAGATCGCCAGCGGCGTCTTTTGCGCGTTCCTCAATTGAAGACTCCCTGCGGCCCGCCGAGCACCTGGGTGGCGTTTGAGCCCGGCACGCTCGCGGCATCGATGATCGTGCACCACGACGCGGCGTCGGCTTGGCGGGCGCGGCCGACGTGCCGGATTTGCTGGACCATGTATTTGCCGGCGAACGAGACGCTGTTGCGCGGCAAGAGCGCGGCTTGCGGCGTGACGATCGCAATGGCTGGCGGAAGCTGAACGAGATCGCCGACCGAGATATCGGCGCGCAGCACCGTCTTCAGATTGACGGTAAATCCGAGCCACGTCGGCTGGCCGATCAGGTCTTGATAGGCGATCTGCTTGGTGGTCGACGGCGCCGTGGTTCCGTCATAAGCCATGATCTTGTTGCCGGCCGTGACAAGCTGGACGCCGAGATAGGTTTTGTCGCCGAGTATCTTCTGCGACATCGAGCGCGCGAATTGCGCGAGTTGCTGGAGCGTGCCGTAGACGAACGGCTGGTCGTAATTGAGCACAAGGTTCGGGCTGATTTTGATATCGAGCGTGAAATTGGGGAAGGCCGCGCCGAGCGCCGTCTTCAGCGCCGCCGATAATTGCGTCCCCTTCTTCCAATTCGTCGAGATATTGACCGGCGCGTAATTCGAGCCGAGCGGCGGCGCCAGCACGAGGTCGAGCGTGGTGTCGGTCCCGATCCAATTGCCCAGGGCCGGGTAGATCGTGCCCTTGGCGAGAAGGCCCGCCTGATTCGCGGCCGCGGTCGCGAGCGGGAAGCCCTTTCCCATGCCGCCGTAAACCGCCACCGGCTGGCCGTTCAAATTAGTCGCCTGGGCCACGACGGAAAGCGGCACGCCATAGATGCGCACGAAGGAGCGGACGTCCATGCCGCCGCCGGCCGCGGTCGCATAATTGAAGGCGAAGATATCGAGCTCGACGTCGAGGCAAGCCGGATCGAATACGCCGCCGGGGTGCGACGTATAGACCTTTTGGGCGGCGCCGGTGCCGATTTCGATGCGATAGAAGCGCACGCTTACACTCCGGTGATCTGGCCGTTCGTAATAAAGCCGTGCCACAGGCCGCCCGAACTGCCGTCAAGAGAAGGCGTCACCGTCATAGTTTCGAAGTTTGCGGCTGCGATTCCTCCAGAAACCGTCCACGCAAAGTCTGGACGGCACCCTTGGATTTTGAAATTCTCGCCAGCCTCGTCTTCGAAGAGTTGCCATTGCTCGCGCCTTGGGGTGTTTTCCACAAAGCAGCTTTGCCGCCATTCGGGATTTGTCGGCGAGCGAAAGGTGAAGCCGACGCGCGAGCCTCCCTTTATTAACCATTTCGGATCGAGTTCGATCAGCTTCACGGATAGACCTCGAATTGCCGCGCGGGCGTGCGATAGATCAGGCTCGACGTCGCGAACAGGCCCGACACCAAATTGATATTGTAGCTGACCGAGCCGAGCGCGGTCACGGTTCCCGGGTTCGCGCTGATCGAAAACGTGAATGTCGACGGCCCGGTGATCACGCATTGAAAGGTGCCATTGTAGCCGTCCGGGGTTACACCGAAGACCGTCAAGGTTACGACGTTCCCGATTTTCAGCCCATGCGGCGCCACGGTCGTCGCCGTCGCCTTCCCCGCCAGCCATGTGAGCGCCTGGAGCGGGATCGAGCCCGGCGAGCCGACGAGCGCGCGCGCCACCACCAGCACGTTCGAGAGGCTGTAGAGATTGAGGTAATAGCGCTGGCCGAACAGCGACCAAGTGACGATGCCCTGATATTGCTGGCCGTCGAGCGTCGGGCTGAAGGTGAACGTCGCTTGCGCCGTCGGATTGAAGGGGAAAGGCGTCATGGCTCACCCCAAGGCCGGCAATGGCGAGGACGTCACCGGCACCAGCGGCGCCACGCCTGCGGCGCCGACCGAAGAGGCGGCCGGCACCGTGCTCATGCCGGCGAGGCTCGGGGGCACGTTGACGGTCTGGCCGAGGCCGGTCAGCGCGCCGTCGGTCGGCAAGCCGCCGGTGATCTTGCTCATGGCGGCGTTCTGGACTTGCTGGGCTTGCTGGAGCGAGATCAGCGGGGCGACGAAATCCCATTGCCAGCGATATTGTGGCTGCTTGCTCTCCGCGCTCGAAATGTCCCGAAGGTCGAGCATCACGCAATCGGTGAAGAAATAGGACGGCGTCGCCACGATGAAGGTGCCGCCCAGCGCATTGTGCGCTTTGAGCGCCGCGGTGAGCGCCAGCATGGTCGCCAGCTTGACCGCATAGCCACCCGGGGCCTTGGCCGGCACGAGCATGTGCATCGAGATCGGGAGCGGGTCTGTGATCGCCGCGTTCGCGGCCACCGATTGATTCGCGAACGGGGAAGTCGCAATTTTCTGCGAGATCAGTGCCGTGCCCGGTGCCGGGTTGAAGTGCGCGAAATACTCGTCGAGCGTGGCCGGACCTCCGCCCGAAAGCACGCCGGCGACAAAATCGACCGATTGCGTCAGTGAAATAATCGGTAACATTCCGCCGGGCATGAAGGTGGCGATCCCGTTCGTGAGCATGATCGGCGAGATTTCGAACGTCAGCTTGTAGAGATCGCGCGCGGCGCTCATGGCGTCCCACCCAGCCCGATCTGCGAGCCGGCGGTAATAGCGCTGGCGCCGGTCGCGTCGTGAATCTCAATTATCACCTTTTGATATCCCGGCATTCCGTGCGCGCGGTCCAGATAGCCGCGGCCCTCGGGCCCGATTGGGAATTTCCCTGGTTGCTCAACGGCTCCTCGGCCGGAATGATAGGCCAGAAGCACCTTGTCGATGTCGCCGTGATAGCGGCGCACCAAATCGCGCAAGATCAATTGCGCGGTCTGCTCATTGTAAATCGGGTCGGTCAGGAATTGCGGGTCGCGATTATAGGCGCGCGCTGTGTCCGGAGTGATCTGATAGCGACCGATCGCGCCCTTCGGGCTGACGGCGGCGTCGCCGCTCCCTTCCAATTTCCGAACGAGGCCAAGGAGATCGCCTTCGGCCTGGGCGCCTTTGAGAAATGGCGGCGTCTGGAACTTAAATAGCGGGTTGTCGCCGCTGAAGACTCCGGTCGGCAATTTGAAGAGATCGCCGCGGGAGCCAATTCCAGGCGGCCCGGCCGGGATGGAATCAGCCGGCACGAACGATTTGATCCACCCGGCCGCCGCGCCGACAGCCGAAGCCAGCGCGCCTAGATTGTCCTTGAATCCGGTGACGTCGCGCTCGAAGTCCGGACTGACGAGATATTTGGCAAAACGCTCGATCGCCTTGCCCATCGGCTCGATCCACTTCTCGGCGCCGGACAGGAAGGTGTCCGTCGCCTTCGCCACCGAGCCGGCGAGCTTCTCCAGCGGGGCCGTCAGACCGACGAGGTTCTTGACCAGCGTGTTCTCGATTCCGAGCCCGGCGCGCTCCAGACCGGTATTGAAGTCCTGCCAGCCGCGCGTGACGTCCTTTTGCAGATTGAGATTTTGCGCGTCGGTCTTGAAGCGCTCGATCTGGACCCGCCGTTCCTCCTTGCTGGCGCCCAGGAACCGCACGATATCGTCCGGGCTTAGGAATTGGTCGAGCCCGAGCGCCCGGGCCCGGGGGAGAACGAGGCCCTGTGGCGTGCCCGCAAACAGCCCTGGAAGGCGCTCCAGAAGCTGCGCCGATACGGACGCCGCATTGCCGCCGCCCGCACCAGGATTGATGCCAGCGGCGCGCAGGCCAATCTGGGCGGGATTGGTGATGTCGAAGAGGGCGTTGCGTGCGGCCGCCAGCACCGCGCCCGGGTCGACGAAGCGCCCGAGATTGAGCCCGAAGGCCTGCTGCTGGCCGTAGCTGATGCCCAGGCCGCCCGCGGCGCGCCGGGTGCCCGATACCGATTCGGCCAGCCGGTCGAGGCTTACCGCGCCGACAATGGCGCCGAGCGCCCCGGTAATGCCTGTCCATTTCGCCAGCGTCAGCGTCATGCGCCCGAGGCTGGCCGCCGTCTCCTTGGCGCGCGTCGAGATTCCCGTCCAGGCGCGCTCGCTCCGCTCCGCCTCTTGGGCGACGCGCTTCTCGCCCTCCAGCACCCGGGTGAGCAATTGCGTCTGTGCCGCGATCGCGGCGACGACGGGCTGCTCGGCCGCGGCGACCTTACCCCATAGGCCGGGCAACTTGCCCATGGTCTGCACATATTTTTCGACGAGCGCGAAATAGGCTTTTGCCTTCGTATCGTCGAGTTCCACTTCGAAAATCGACTTCGCCATGCGCGCCCTCGTCAGAACCGCCGCAGGCGATTCCGCCACTCGAAGGCGGTACTATACGGCAAATCGACCGCTTCCATCAGGTCGCGAAAGCCGTTCTCCGCAAGCTCGTTCAGGAGGGAACCGACGACTCCACCTTCGGCCCAGAATTGGCGGTCTCGATCGACGTCGGCAAGGAACTCGCGAACTCCGTAGAGGTCAAGGACACGGCGCGCGCCCGCCATAAGCCAATCGTCTCGTAGAGCACCGGAAGATCGGACTTCTGGTTCATCCACGAGGCCACAGTAAAAAAAACGAGGAAGCTTTCAACCTCCGCCGCGGTCTCCGGGTCGATCTTGCCTTGCTGAGTCGCGACGTCGTACGGGAGCGTTTGCCAGCCGCCGGCGTCGCCCAGCACCACCACCGACGTCAGCCGCCGGATCTCCGCCAGCAAGCCGCGCTCGACGCCCGGCCGCGTGATCTCCTTGGTGGTCGGGTCGCGCCGGTCCTCCCATTGCCCGAGCTCGGTCGCTACGTCCTTGAGCGCGAGCGCGGCAATCCGCGGCGCGGCATTGCCGGCAACCCCGGACATGCGCACCATGGTGCGCGATATCGGCTCCCAATACCGCTCGAAGATTTCCCGGCTGATCGGCACCGAATGCACCCAGAGGGTAGTGCCGTCGTCGTCAATCGGGAGCGCGATGTTTAATCTTTTGTCTATACGCATGATAAAAGCCCCGCTGAGGCGCCGTCGCCCCATTGCGCAAATGCTGACGGAAAAACTGGACATTCCCGTTTCCATCTCTTTATAGCATGGCCGACGCTTATATTGCGGCGGTGATCTGCTGAAAGCTGTCTTCCAGTAAGAGCGATGCTGATACTTTGACAATGAGCATCCGATAATTTCACGCCTCTCCGACGCGTGCTTATGGCTTGGCAAATTTCTTGAGTGCGTTTTCTGCCTTTATTTTTCAGCGTAGTTTTTTCAACCGCCAATGGATCGCGTTTTTTGTTGAGCTTGGCGAGGCGCATCACTTGTTTGGTTTCATCGCTATGCTTCCGCCCCAAGAAAGGAGGATTTAACTTTACTCTCGCACTGCTGGCCGCCCGAAATTCTAGAGAATGAACGGCCCCTCGATGGCCGATGCCATATTTGTTTCCTTTGCTTCTAGCAATCAACGCACGGATAGTTTTGGCCGACACTTTTCTCCCAGACACTCCTTCGCCGCCATCAGTCTGATTGACAAGTGGGCCATTCTTTCCTCGGCCGATGGCAGCGATCAGCGCGATCTCGATTTCAAATGCCTCTGGCTCTGTGAGATTAGACCGAATTATCACTATAGGAATTTCGCCGCCAGCCTTGGCGATGATTCGCTGAAGGTGTGAGTTGTGGCTTTTTCGCAGATGAACACGCCAACGATCACGTTGGCCCTTGCCGACGTAGCACGGCGAGCCGTCCCAGGGCCGGAAGGCGACGTAAATGTAGTATTTCCGTTTCAGCATGATAGCGATTCCCTGTTTGCGGAAATCACTATAAGCCGACGTCCGGCTAAAAGAAAAGCGCGTTTCCGACCACGTAGAAGCCGGTACAGGTCACTGCAAAAATCGGGGTCGTGCCATTGAAGAGCAAGTCGCCGACGCTTTCGATGGCGCAATTCTGAAGTTGATATGAGCCGAGGCCGGTCGAGACGTCTGGAAATACCGTGCCGGGGCCGATCACGGCGTTTAATTCCATTTGCGTCTTGTATTGGTCGGCGAGCAATTGCGTCTTCAGCAACGCAATTACCACCGAAATCGGCATATAGCATTCCGGCGATTGCACCGTGCCGGTGAGCGTCGGCAATTGCGCCGAGGCTTGCCCGGTGAGCCGGAGATTGATGCCCTCGCGGTCCAGATAGGGCGCGGTGACGTTGAGCGTCGGGAAATTCGACCAGACGACGGCACCGCGAACGCGATTCAAAATTCCCTGATCGATCAACGGATTCCCAGAAGCCATGTTCGATTCCTCTTTCGATCAGGTCGACAGCGGGAAGCTGGACACCGTCACATTGAAGACGATTGCCGTGAACCCGCGCAGCGGCACGTAGAAGATCGAAAAGCCTTTGTAGATGCCCGCCTTATAGTCGTTCGGATTTTCCGTGACGTAGGCGGCGAACGGATCGGCGTTGATGATCGTGAAGCCAGCATAGGTCTGCGCCGCGAGCGCCGCCTGGAATTGGGCGGCGTTGAGCGCGAGCGCCTTGATCGGATTGAGCACCAGGCCTGCGGCAATGCCCGCGCCCATGGTCGAGATCGCGACCTGCAGAAGCGCGTTGATGCCGGCTTGATTGTAATAGAGCGGATTCGACGGGTTGTTCGATCCCGAGATCAGCGCCGCGGTGATCGCCAGCGCGACATTGATCTGGACCCAATCGACCGAATACCAATAATTGAACGGGTTGCCGTCCAGATTATTGCCGCCGAGTAGGATGGCGGCCGAGATACCGCCCGCGGCGCCGGTGCCGACCACGCTGACATTCGCGGCGTTGAGTGTCGAGAGCAGCGCCGCATTGCCGGCCGGCGGATAGGGCGTCACGCCCACCAGGAACGCCAGATTGAGCGGCGTCACCCGATTCGTCGACGAGGGCGAATAATTGAGCGTGACCCAGAAGACGGCCGCCATCGAGAACTCGGTGGCTTGCACCCCGGGCGCCTCGATCAGCAGCAAGGCGCACTTCATCGTCGCGGCATAGCTGGCGTAATTCGCAAGCGTTGTCGTGATGAAGAAATAGGTTTGCGCTGTCGTTCCATTGAAGCCGGCGAGGAAGGTCAGGAACGACGCCACCGCGTCCCAGGACCTCGGCACCAAATACGAATAGAAGATGCCCGGATTGGCGGTGATATAGGCCGACAGCGCGGTCACGCCTTGCGCCGGCGTGCCGGTGCCCAGCTCGAGCACATAGACGCCCTGGCCCGTCCCTTGGGCGAAGAACGTCGTCGCCATTTGGAGAAGCTCGGCCGTGGTCGCCGGCGTGAATGTCGGCGTGCCGGTGGCCGGCGAAACGGTCCCCGAGGGCACCGCAAAGGTGAAAGTTTGTGCGCCGGTGACGGTGGCAAGGAACGTGCCGTTGTAGCCGGCCTGAGCGGCGCCCGCGATCGTGGTGAGGAAGGTCGCGTTCGTAGCGAGCCCGATGGTCGCCTCGCAAGTCCCGCCGGTGATCGTCATGGTCAAGCCGGCGGCGACGAAGAACGTAATCGTCGCGCCGCTGGTGCCCGCCGCGCACGGCCATGTGCCGTTGATCGCCGCGAAAGAACCGGTACCGGTAGCGCTCGCCACAAGAACCGGATCGCCCGGATTGAGGCCGATGCCGGCCGAGAGCGTCAGCGTCACAAGTCCAGTGGTCGTGTTGTAAGTGCCGCTGGAGATATCCGAGGCCGTGCCTTCGAGCGTCGCCGTGGCGAGCCCGGCCGATTGCGTGAGGCTGGCAAGCGGGATTGCGAGCGCCAGCAATGGCGTCAGATCGGAAAGCTGGGTCAGCAACGCCTTCGAATTGGCGGCGAGGCTGGTACCGCCTTGGCTGATGAGCGCGCCGGTTTTCTGGAGCGTCGATGGCGTCGGCGCCACCAGAACGTTCACGTTAACTTTGCAAATCGGATTTGCCATCGCGGCCTTCCTTCCCAGCCTAGAGGACTAAGGGTCGCGAATCAGCGGTAGGAGACCGAGACCACCTGTCCGGCGCCGGGCACGACCGTAATGCCGGTAAGGCACGGAAAGCGCAGAACCACTGGCCCGACCGTCGCCGGGATCACGGCGACCTGATTGCTCGTGTTCGCGGCCGCAGTCGTGGCCGCATCGTTGATTGATCCGGCGGCACCGGCGACTTGCACGTCGACCGTGCCGATCATGCCCGGCTGGGCTTTCACCACCGTCGGGACTGAAATCCAAAGCTTGTTGAGCGTCCCGTCGTTGACGTTGATGGTCGCAATGGGATTCTGGGGCATCGTGCCTTCCTCTGATTTATCGGGCTACAAAGTCGCAAAACACTCAGAGCAACGCTTCGAGAGACTCCTTGTAGGGGCAAAGCCGGAGGACTTCGTCAGCGACCTCCGAATCCGAAACCCCGACACCGTCGCCGGCTAGCATAATACGATGCCGCCAATTCCACCAGTGCATAGGTGTGGCCCCGCGCAAGGCAAAGGCGACAATCTGGGAGACGGTCAAAACCCGGTCCGATTCGTAGTGCCCCTTGCCTTTCTCGCTGATCTCGGCAATCGCCAGTTCGTCGACGTCGGTCACGACGTGGATTTCTTCGAATTTGTAGGCTTCGACGAGGTTTAGGTCGACCGAGCCATTGAACGGCAGCGCCCGGTCCTTGACCACGGCCAGCGGGTGAATATGGAAGCCGCGAAGCACCACGCTCGGGCCGTTGCTGAAATAGACGATTGAGGGGTGCGTGGTCGTCCCCGAGCCCCAGACGAAGTTGCGGGTGATCTTGTGCGGGTGATCGAAGGCCCAGCGGGCGAGCGCGCGCGCCGGGAGCGGCGGCGGCGCCCAGGTCAGCGGGCCAAGCTGCGTCCTTGTCCCGCCGCACACGACTGCCTTCTTGCCTTTCCGAAAGCGCTTTTCGACGGCAAGGAACGCCTCCCGCGAGACCATGATGTCGGCATTGAGCATGACGACCCGGTCGCCGGTTCGAGCCACGTCGATGCCGCGGGCATGGCCCTCGCAGAGCGTACTGAAGATGCGGCTCCGCGGCGGCGCCACCATCGGAACAAGCGTCAGGTCGAAGCCTTCGAGCGCTCGCGCGACCGCCGAGGTCTGGTCCGTCATCACCACATAGCGGACCTCGATGGTGTTGCGGAGTTCCCGCTTCATTTCCTCGATCGCCGCCAAATGCGAGCGCAGCACCGGGCCGAGGAAGGTTTTGACGTAGCTGCCCCAGACCGGGACTGTTATCACCATGCGGCGGCGTTCGTGGTCGGCTCCTTTGACGCCATAGGTCATCGTGGCGGTCTTTCTAATGCTTCATCTACGCGCTTGCTCCATTCCTCTTTCGGAAACGACCGCGCATAGAGGAAGGCGACCAATTCCCCCACACCAAAGCCGCCACGGCAGTCTCGTCCCGCAAGATCAACCATCGCCGGTTGAGGGCCGAACACATGGCAATAGACCTCGTAGGCTCGTAGGGTGACGGTCGAAGGCATGAAGCCCGCTCCGCGCTGCTTCACGTCGTGAGTCTGGATTGGATGAAATTCGGTCATGTGGCGTTCTCCAGGCGATTTACCGTGGCGTCGTAGCCGGCGGGCGCCGGCTTCGGCCGGTCGCTGAGATCGAACAGCGCGACGACCGGATGCTTGGTGGCGACCCCGTACGACACGGCGATCAGCTTGTCGTCGATGAAAGCCTCGACCCGCTCGTCGTCGACCTCAATCCGCAAGCCGAGCGTTTCGCCGGGGACGATATCGCGGTGGTAATCACCGAAGGTTAAAACGCCGTAGCGTAGAACAAAGCCGAGCCCGCCGTCAGGCAGGCGCGACGGCCGGACCTTGCCCGAGGCGAAGCCGGCGAACATCAGCAACCCCTCGGTGCGGACGAATTTCAGCTTGACCATGTAGACCTCGACGCCGGCTACGGTCTCCCAATAGAAGCCGCCGAAGTCAGGAACCTCGATCCCAGCCATCGCCATTGCGTCGCGGACTGCCTGTGCGTCGCCATGCCGCGTCCCGGCGCCCGGATCGCGCGGGTCATCTTTCGGCGCGCCGACGAAGAAGTCGTAGACTTTCCAGAATGAGCCAACCAAATCCTCGGGCGGCACGAACCGCCAGTCGGCCGGCTTCGGCCCCCTCGCCTGATAGAAGACGTTGGCGTCCGGATCGTAAAATATCGCCCCGAGCCATGGCGGCTCCAGCACCCCGGTCGGATCATGAAGCACCACCTTGTCGCCGTAGCCGTCGTCGAGCATTTGGAAGGCCGCCGCCAGCGCGGCCTCGATCTCCGCCTCGGTCATCAGCGGATTGACCCACGGCCGGTAATCTTCGGGAAATTCGATCCACGTCGGCGTCGCGAGGAAATCGAGCCAGCGCCGGTCCTTGCCGGTCAGTCGATAAAACCCAACGCAATAGTCCCAGGGCGTCCAGCGCATATTCGGCGCATTGGCCGGCTTCTCCGGCCCCGACAATTCGATATAGACGATGCCGTCGTCCGGCTTCGGCACGTAATGCTGGGCGCCGATCAGGTCGGGAAGCTGACCGTCGATGGCGACGAGCGGTTTCAATTCCGCGCGGCATAAGAGCGTGTGCGCCAAATAGAGCGGCGCCATGTGCGGGCTCACGACGCAGGCCTTGTGCTCGGATACGCACAGATAGAGCGTCGAATAAGGGAAGTCGTCGCGGCCGTTCTTTATCAGCGCGCGGAATTGCGGGTGCAGCGCGTCCATGCCCCAGGCGTTGAGCATTTTCGGCTCGACCGCGCATTCGACCGAACTCAGCTTGTGCCCGATCGCATTGACGTCGGCGCTGATCGCTCCGCCGACGATGACCTGATGGCCCTCGTCGGCGAGGCGCATCAGATTGCGGAAGAAGCCCGTCGCATAGACGTGGTCCGGCACTAGCATGTGGAAGGCCGCCCCGGCGGAGCGCGCGGCGTGCATTTGAATCGTGGTCGCCGCGCTCACCAGCGCGAAGCGATCGGCTCCGGTGGCCTTGCCCATGACCTCGTCCGGGATGACATGGACGTCGAATTGCGCGCGCTGATCGAAGCGGCCCAGCACCGTGCGGATCATTTCGGCGTGGGCACCGTCGGTGTGGATAACAAGGATCGGCTCCGCGATCGCGCCCACATTGCCCGGCGCAAGAAGCGAGGGCACGCAAAACCGCAGGAAGCGCTCGACATGAAGATTGCCGAACACCACGCATCCCAGAACGATTCGGCCGTCCACGGCCGGCGGCACCGATGTCGCATAATCTTTAAGCCTATCCTCGCGCCACGCGAGGACGGCCTTCTCGAAGGCTGAATTTTCGGTCATTTGGCAGAACCCTGTTTCGATTGAAAATTATTTAGATTCTCTTGCCGGTAGCCGATTCTGCCGACGCAACATTCTGATTTCTTTTCCTTCGCGCATTTCTCTTATAGAAGCGACCGGCAGATGATGCTTGCGCGCGAGATATCGCGAAGACAGCCGCGTAAAAGCTAAATCGTAAAGCAACTGACCTATTGCTGTTTTTCCGTAGACGATTTCGTTGTAAGGTTTCATGGCCGCAGCACGACCCCGTAGCCCATTTTCGACCCGGGCGTAATGAACTCGCGAGTCTCAAGTCCCGGCGCCAGCGTTGCCTTCAACTCGCGCCAGAAGCGGCCAACCTCGTTCGGCAGGCCGCTCGATTTCCAGCCGTCCGGCGCGTCGACGTCGTGCACCGCAATTGCCTTGCCGAACGTCCAATAATCGTTCCAATCGGAGGCCACGCCGTTGAGCGTGTGGTCGCCGTCGATCAGCACCAGGTCAAACGGCGCAAATGCTCGGGCCGCGGCCTTGGCCGCCTCGTAGCGCGACGAGCCGTAGAACAGCGCCGTCTCCATATTCAGGTCGCGCAATTCCATGACTGTTTCCGTCATGCGCCGCATCGTGAAGATGCTCTCGGGAAGGTCGATCGACATGCCAAACGACCCGGGCATCAGATTCGCCATGACCGCAAAGAACGAATCGCCGTTGCGGCTCCCGATCTCCAGATAGCGCCGCACGTCGAGATCGACGGCAAACTTCACGAAGGCTTTGAGCTCGTCGATATCCTGGTGCTGATTTGAGTCGCGAAGTCTCATAGGCGGGCCCTGTTTCCCGATTCGCTTTTATTCAATTACAGCAGATTTTGCTGGTGTACTAGAGGCGCTGCCGTCGACGCTTTTCTCTTGATCCAGCTTTCTCGAATCAAAGCACAGTGGGCTTCGTATTGATCGGGATGCCGTTTGCGCTCTTCCCAAATCGCCTTGTTGGCCTCGCTTATTGCTTTTCGATGGGTCTCAGATTTTGAACTTTTCGCATGGCGCAGCAGGATTTTAACGGTCTTAGGGTGTGCCGGTTTTCCTCTTTTCGCGCGGCTGATCGCCAGCCGTCGTTCGGGTGACTGCGGTCCCGTTTTCCGCCCTTTCCTTTTCTCTCCGCCTTTTCCAATGCGCCGCCGAGCATCAGCCGACACAGGTCGCCCAACTGTGCCTTCCCCGCCGTCCGTCATATTCACCAGCGGGCCCCTATACCCTCGACCGATAGCCGCGATTAGCGCCACTTCCACGGCACAAGCTTCAGCGTTCGTCAGATTTTCCTGCAATTTTATTTTGGGCAATCTTTTCGGCGCTGCATCTGTAATTATTTTTGCAAGACGCTTGTTCCGATGCTTGGCCCCGTACGCCTCGGCTTCATGGATGAGCCAGCGTCGGCCGGCGCCCTTGCCGATATAGCAAGGCGAGCCGTCGAGCCGGAAAAGAACATAGACGTAAAATCGCCGTTCGTTCATCCGATGATGAAGGTTGGAATTGCGGCAGTAATCAACTGCCTAGCGATATTTCTCATTGTGGATTGATTGTAGGACACGTCAAAATCTACGGTTTTCTTTTGGCTCAGCGTCAGAAGCTCGGGCTGGACGCGCTTGTCGTCGCGCGGCACCGGCATGTTCATCACCCCGAGCACGCCCACGTCCGCGCTGTATTGGTAGAAACAGTCCATGAAATCCATCGCCCGGTCGTTGCTCAATCCCCAGAGCGTGACGCGGACCTTATCCGCGCAAAGCTGGGAATGGCTCCCGTCGGTCGCGATTACCGGCGCGCCGCCGAGCGCGCGCGTGCCCTCGGGGACGATGTGCACCGCAGCAAAGGGCGGCTTCAGATTGTCCGGCACCAGATGCGACGGGAAGAGCGGAAAGCCCGGATTGCCGAAGCCATAGGGCGGGAAGTAGCTGTTGATCGCCAGCCATGCCGGCAAGCTGTTGGAGACGATTTGCGCTCGGCTGAAGCCGATCGGTGAGTCGATAATTTGCGTCGCCATGTCGGAATACACCGCAAACCCGACATAGTGGAAAAGATCGGCCTGCCGATAGAACGACGAGCGGCTGGAGAAGGCGAAGCGCAAGCCGTCGAACTCGCCAATCCAAAGCTGGTCGGGAGCAACCTCGCTGAGATCCTGCACTTCGGTGAGCGAGGTAAAGACGACTCGGTTTGCCGCATAGGTATTTGGCTCGTCCTGGCGCGTCTCGCTGGAATAATGCAGCGAGCCCTCGACGTCGAAGGTCGGCGCCTCGGTGAGCACCTTCGGCATCGCATTGTAGCCGAAGCGATTGAGCAGCATCCGGTTATAGATCGCGCTCGGCGAGATGATGCTGGCCTTCACCCAAAATGCGAATCCGTCCAAAGGCAGGATCAGCCGATGGTATCTCGTGAAGGTGATCGTCTGGACGTTGGAAAGAACTTCGACGCCGGCGGCGAGCGCTGACGCAAGCGGGTCTTTCGCTGAGACGGCTTCTTCAGCGGTGGCCATTCAAGTTCCGCCACGAATGGATATTTGCCATCGCGAATGTCCGAGTCGACATGGTCTCCAGATCGACGGCTTCCAAGAGCCATTGCGTTTCGGGATGCCATTCGTTGTTTTCAAAGGCCACACGGCCTGTCGGTCGAATACGCCGAACAGCGCGTTCGCCGCGCCAATTTGTGTAGTCAATTAAGACTTCCTGACGAGGATCAGCCATTTTGCTTCACCGGCCCGACGTATTCCCAGCCGGCGCGCGATAGATGCTCGACGCTCCAGGCCAGCCGATTGCCCTTGTCTGGCTTGGTCGAGGCCCACGCCGATTCGGCCGCCACCCAGGTCATGACGATATCGGGATGGCCGTTGCCGGGTTTGAGCCAATGCCGCGAGCCGTTCGCCGAGCCCGCCTTCGGCGCGCAATTCTTCTTGCCCTGGTGGTGGGGCTCGAGATCGGGCGGCCCGCTGTGCGCGAGAAAGCCGACGCTCCGGATGAATTGATGGTGCGTCATCTTGCCCATGGCGACGGCGCGGGAGACGAGCGGCGAGGCGGCTGGCATTTAGGAAGCCTCCATCGTGGCGATCTGGGAAGATCGCTCCATGTCCGGTTCCGGCTTCGGCCAGTTCGGATACTTTTCGCGGTCGGCGACCGGGCGGCAACACATCACCGCGTTGCCTCTCTTGTCGCGATAAATATGGTAGTCCATCAAAAGATGGAATCCCATGTATTTGCCTTGCTGCTCGCCGTGAAGTTTCCCGACGAGAACGAGCGGGTTGAGTTCGCCGGGATCAATACCGTCCTCGATGGTGATTTGCCCGTAGCCTTCATATTCGGAAGTGCGGAGGAAAATCTTGTCGGTCATGGTTGCGCTCCCTGTTTCAGTCGCGGAGCATATCCCTTGCGGGCGGCTCAATCCACCCAGGCGGTGATCGAGCCTTCGTACAAGCCGCTATCCACAAAGCTGACCGCCGCCTTGCTCGCGCCCGTCGCGGCCGCGGTCTTGAAGCGCGCGCCGCGGCGGCGCCCGGCCGCTCGATCTCGGGCCGCTTGCGTCGGCACGCCCGGATAGCCGAGCGTTTCCATCTCGCCGGTGGCGATGAATTGCTTCAGCCCGTCGGCGATCTTGGACGTCGCGGTACCGAACGGATTATTCGTCGGCGGCGCGCCGAGCATGATGCTTTCGATGGCGCCTTGCAGCGAATCGTCGATGGCTGGCGCGACGATATCGTCGACGTGAGTCATATAAAATATCTCGAAAATATGATATTTTGCTTCGAGCCACTCAGCCACATCGCCTGTTGTCACCTGTCCAGCGCGCGCGCGCTTGCGGCGGCGTTTTGCTGGCGGCTGGCTGTAACTGACGTCAAAAACGCCAAGGTGAAGCGTCGGCATCGCCGGCTCACTGGTACGAGACGGTAATCTGCTGCCCCGGCCCCGGCTTGACCGTGACGCCGACCAAGCACGGAATGCTGATCTCTTGGACGCCCACGGTATTGAGGATGGGCGCCACCGCATTTGACGTCGAGGCGTCGCCCGTAACGGCGCAATCGTAGACGGCGCCGGCGCCGCTGCCGGCGACCAGAACCGACACCTGAAGGATTGCCCCAGGCGCGGCCTTGACCGTCGTGATAGCGGAAAGCGCCTTCGAGGTTTGAAGGTTACCGCCCGGAGCATTTGCCAAGGGTCCGCCAGCCATTCGATTCTCCTACGACAAGCCCCACGTTGTGGGCCCAAAACTCTGCGCCAGCGAAAGATATTGCCTGCCCCAGAGGGTCTTAAGCTGCTGGATGTTCATCAGTGTAAATTGCTTCGCCGCTTCCTGCACGACAAAACTTTCGCCCGTCGTCTCGTCGTTCGACGATTGAATGACCCCCGGCACAAAACCGTTGATATTCAACTCCTTGCGCTGCCATTGGAAGAACGGCAGGCCGGGATCACCGCTGCCTTTGACGGGCTCGGCATTGGGCTGGTCCTGCGCGAAATTGATAATTCGATCTGCCGCGAAATTATAGACGGCGAACGTGTAGATCGTCAGGCCACCGGAATTGAGCGACACGCCGGCGGCATCGGACGATGGAATCGGCATCGCCTGAAGGGCCGGGTTGACAATCGCCAGCGCCACGGCAAAGGCGAGCGGAATGCTGGGGTCGTTGTCCGGAAGGATTGTCGAACTGATTCCCATTCCCTCGCGGATAAAGACCAAAAAGCCGGCGAGCGTCGGTGACGGGGGTGGCGCCATCGGGCCTCGCGATCAGGTCTTCGGGCGGCGATGGCTTCCCGGCTTCGGCCCGGGCTTGCGGCGCTCGGCCGGCGCCTTGCCTTTCGGCGGCGGCGCCGCGGCGCTGACGCGCACGCCTTCCTCGATGCGGCTCTCGCCGGCCTCGCTTTGCTCGAGCTGCTCGAAATCGACGACCGTCTCGACGGTCTCGGGGATGGCCTCCGGCGGCAATTCCTGCCGGGCGAGTTCCGAGGCAACCGCGTTCACCACCGTCTCGTTGCTGGCAACGGCGGCGCGCTGGCGGCGGTCCTTGCCCTGGATGATCCGGATGCGCTCATTGTGCTGCATGACTTCGACAATGGCGTTCTTCTTGACCGGCACGCCGGTGCTGAAGACGATCGGCACGAAATCGGTCGCGCGCGGAATGTCGGTCACGCCCTTCAGCCCGTAAATCTGCAATTGCTCGCAGACGGCCTGAAGCTGGTCGATGGTGTCGGCCTCGATCTTGACCTGCTGGCCCGGCTCGATTGGCCGTTGCACCGCCGGCCTGAAGGCGCGCTGCGGCCCGTCGATCTGGTCGAAGTCCAGCCGATAGCAAATGGTCTGCTTTTGTCGCGTGCAGTTCGCGATGAAGAGGTTCATGGTTTCCGTTTCCCTGTTTCAGCTTCGAAATCGAATGGGCCGGTGCTGTGCACCTTCCCTCGCGTCGTGAGATCTAGGCGTGTTGCTCCGCCGCGACCCGGCCCGCGTTGCCCCATTGCTGGGGAGCGTTGCACTTACCTTACGCCGATAGCTACCTCGGCGCCGCGAGTTCGGGGGTGCCAGATAACACCCCGCTGGGGGCCTTGCGAGCCGTACCAAGCCCTCTTGGTGTCTCTCCCTTATTGATATTGCATCGATACGACGGTGAGCGCCTGCGAGCGCGGCACCCAGCCCGACGTGATTCGCATTTCCTGTAGGAAGTCGGTTGCGCCGCCAGCGAGCGGGGAAATGATCTCGCGCGGCGCGGCCATGTCGCCGTATTGCGTGATGCACGTCCGCTGCGCCGGCGTGACCGAGGCGAAGATGTTGGTGTTGATCGTCTCGCCGGCCGGCTTCTGGACTTCCGGCATGGCGATGATCACCGCGTCGGTGCCGCCCGCGCCCTTGCCGATCAGCGTATCGTCGTAGGCCCAGACCAGCGAATCGCCGTTCGCCATCAAGATTTCCTTGGTGGTGCCGGCGGTCGAAGTCGTGCCCGCGCCCGCGCGCTGGAATTGGACAAGCTGGACGACGTTGTACTCGAAGGTGCCGAGCGTGCGCTGCGGGCCCAGGATCGTGAAATCGCGCGCGAGGCCAAGCTGGTTCGTCCTCGTCTTGATCTGCATGATCTGATTCGCGAGGAAGAACGCCATTTGTCCGTTGTCGTAGGTGACGACGGTGGTGTTGCCGAAGGTGTCCGGCGGCAGATTGATCGCGGTGGCGCCCGGCGCGTTCAGCAAGCCCTCGCCGTTCTGCGGATTGAATCCGTTCAGATTGGCGTCGCGGATAAGCTGGAAATGTGCCTGCCGGCAACCGAGTCGGTAGGCTTCCGGCACCGCCAGCCCCCAGCGCGAGCCGGCCGCTACGTCGTGATGGTCCCATTCCGCGCGGACGCGCTGGAGATAGGTCGGAGTCGAGAACATCGTCGCCTGGATATCGACGCCGGGCAATTCGTTCGCCGCCGATTGGCCCGCCGCCATCTTGGTGCGCAGATTGAGCGCCTTGGCATAGACGACCAGATCGTCCTCGGCGAGCCGGATGCGAAGCGCTCGATCGGCGAGCGTCTCCAAAAACCCCGAAGCCTGGGAGTATTGAACGTAGAACTCCGGCTCGATGAAGGACGGATTCAGTGTGATATAAGCGTGCGCCTGGAGTGACACTTGTTATGCTCCTGATATTGCAGATATTTCCCGCGTATTTAGCTGCCCTATATCTGCAGGACCGCAGCCGCGCCGTTATAGGCCCAAGTTGCGAAGCCAGTCACCGGATCATAGACGACGGTCTCGCAATTCGTGGATTGAACGTCGAGCACCTTGCACGGCAAGGCTTGGCTGGCCGCGCCGCCGACCGTGGCGCTGCCGCCGGTGATCGTCGAGGCGCCGACGCCGACCGGGCCTTGGAGCGTGACGCCGGTGCCGCTCGCGGTGAGCGCCGTCCAAGTGCCGTCGAGCGACGCAAATGCGCCAGTGCCGGTCAGCGCGGCGAGCGTGACCGAATCGCCTGGGCTGAAGGTGACAGGCGCCGACATGACCAGCGTAATCACGCCGGTGGTGTTGTTGTAGGTGCCCGAGGAAACCGTCAGCGTGCCGAGGAACGGCACGAGAAGCTGATTGGTGAAATCCCACGACACTTGCGCGCCGATGGGGCCTTGCCGGAGCGAGACCAGCGACGGGTCGGCCTCGACCACGATGCGCGCCAGCGAGCCCAGCGGATAGACGTTGACCATGCCGTAGGAGCCGATCAGCGGCACCGGCGATTGCGGGCTGGTGATCATGGCGTAGTCCTGGTCGAAGACCGAGAAGCCAGCGAGAGCCGATGCGCCGGTCAGCGCCAAGGCGCGGCCGCAAACCGGCCCGAGGCTATAGTTCGGATTGCCGCTGCCACCGGGCACGTTCATAAAGACGCCGACGCCGCCCCACATGGGCAAGGTCTCGGTCGAGGCCAGCGTGCAGCCGCGGAGCCGGAAGCGGGTCGATGGATCGGGAAAAGCTGTGCCTTGCCGAAGGCCGTCAGCGCTGACATTGAACAGCCCGGCATTGCCCGCCGAAGTCTTGTATGGATTGAACGTGACGGTCGCTACCATTTGGCTTCGCTCCTAAAAAGTCGTCGGTTTTTCCCTGTTTCAGACCGCCAGCACCCGTCCGCTTATCGTCGGGTATTGCGCACGCTGGAATCGTCGAAGCGCCCGCTCGCATATTGCCGGGTCGGCCCGGCGAACGGATACATCCAGACGCGCGAATCGCCGCGATATTCGATAACCGTGTGGCCCGATTCCCCACGCCGTCTGATAGGAAGCAACTCACCATTCGGCGCGGTCGATGGACTTAGGGCATCCTTGCGCGCGTCTTCGAAAACCTGATCGCGCACTTCGCCGAACGAGGCATCGTCGGCAAATGCCGATGAGACGTCCTTGTCTTTCCAGCGCGGCGAATGGGATTTGAGATCGCGAACAATGCGTCGCTCGTAGATTTGGACGGTATCTCCGGCTTGCGGCCGGGGAGCGTATTTCCCAAACAGCGAATAGATTTCGTCGGCTCGCGCCTGCGAATCCTGTAGCGCGTGGAAGTCGGGATCGCCGAGGCTCTTCGGAATCAGGCCCTCCAGCCGCTTGATCTCATCGCGGAGCGAAGCGGAATCCTTTTTGGCCTTGTCCTCGCGCTCCTTGCGCTCTTTTTCTTCCTTTTCCTCCGCGTCTTTTTTGGCCTTGTCGGCCGCGGCCTTTTCGGCCTCTTCCTTCTCCTTAGCGGATTTTTCGTCCGCGTCCTTCTTGGCCGCGTCGTCCCGCTCCTTGTCCTTGCCCTCGACCGCGTCGAGGCGCTTGCCGAACGCGTCCAGCTTGGTATGCGCGGAATCGACATGCGAGAGGATTTTGTCGAGCTTCTCGCCAACGCTGGCGTCGCCGGCATCCTTCTTCGCCGCGGCGTCATTCTCGGCTTTTTCCTTGTCCTCAGCATCCTTCTTGGCCTTGGCGTCGGCGGCGGCCTTTTCCTCGGCGTCTTTCTTCGCCTTCGCGTCGGCTGCGGCTTTCTCTTCAGCTTCAGTCATTGAATCCTCTCTCGATTCGCTTCGGATGCCAGCGGGCTCGCCGCCCTTGTCCCAGACGCCCAACTCGCAAATGGCAATGTGGTCGACGAGGCTCGGATCGCCTTCGAACAGAACCACTTTGCCATCGTCAAGGGTGATTTTCGTATTGACGGAGAAGTTCGCGAAGTTCACCCCAGGCGATGTTGAAAGCCCCTCCTTCGCCATCAGGTCCGCGACTTCGTCAATCCAGATTTTGACGATCGCCCAGACCTCATCGCCGGCAACATACGGCAAAAAGACCGTTCCTACAATACGCTTAGAAAATTCCTCCGCATTTAGGATCGGCGCCTCTTTCGGGTGCTTGAAGATGACGGGCAGGCCGTTGCAGCGGGCGAGAAATTCCGAGTTTAAATAAAGCGTAGGATCCCGGTGCACGAACTCTTCGTGCTTGGGCCGATAGGCGACGTTGGTGCCGGTGATGCGAATCGCGAAAAGCCAAATGTTCTCGTACTTTTGCGGGCTGGTCAGCCGGCCGTCAGCAATGGCGCGGGCGACCCCCAATTCGTTCATGTCGAGGCGGTCGAGAGCAATCCGGCACCCGGGGTGCAATGGCTCCGGCGGTGAGTCGATCGGCGCCCAGGCATAGCCATCGTGCTCGGAATTGAGGTCCGGGATAAATTCGTTCGTCACCCGCTGGATGAAGGTCGTGTAATCGACATCCGGCATGACGGCCGGCACCAGCGTGGGCGCGGCTTCAGCGGGCGTGGGCGGGACCGGCGAAACAGGGCGTAACTCCGGCCCCGCCGACCCAACCCCGACGCCATAGGACGACGGGGAAGCCGTGCGAGTGTGAATGAAGCGCTTGCCTTCGGGCAGGAACCCGATCTCTTCGCGGGTCTCGCGAATGGCGGTAATCTCGGCTGTCTCGGTGGCGCCCTCCTGGGCGCCACCGGGAAAATCCCACGCACCAGGAAAATCGGGCGCGCTCTCCGTGCGGCGCAGGAATAGCGCGTTGCCGTTATTCGAGACGAACAAGATGCCTGCGGCCTTGCTCATCTAGCCGCGGCTTTCGAGTATTCCGCAGCGCGCTCGGCTCGGTTTTCAAGGTTTTCCGCTGCGTCGCACAATGCGTCCAGCTTGGCGCCAACAACGGAACGCTCATCGTCTCGCACATTCTCGGCGGCTCTTACGGTCGCCGATTTGCCAGCGGCTCGCAATTCCCGAGCAAGCTTATTCGCTTCGTCGATATTGGAGAAATGGCGGTGCTTCTTGTCGTATAGCAAAACCCAATACCCAGCGCTCGCGTCGCCACGCTCGAGCGCCGCGCAAGTCTCCAGAATATCCTCGTCGGTGAAAGCGTCCATCCAATTCGCGGTGTCGATGCCGGTGATCGTCCCTTTGTTTTTGCTGGCATAGAGGACTTGCTTAGCCTTTTCGGGCCCGTAGGTCTTTTCCATTCCGGCGAGGATTTCGCGTCCCTTCGACGTGAGCGGCATCATTGCACCCGATTGGCTCGCACGGCTTCGATGAAGATGCTCTCGCTGGCGCCCAGGCGCTCGGCGATTTCGGTGTCATGCTCTTGGCTGATCGTCCAGATGCCGTCCGCATCCCGGGTCACAGTGCACTTGCCGCCGATATTGGGATTGATCGGGAAATAGAACGCGCAATCGAGATCGTCGTCGCCACGCATTGAGGCGCCGGGCGCGAAGCCGGCCTTGCGCAATCGCTTGCGGAGCGCGGCCCCGATCAGGTCTTGAAGCTCGCGGTCGCCGATCTGGAACGTGCGCATCCCCGCCTCCGAGTGTGTGCTATACCACGGCGGAACCTTGCTCGTCAGCCGGAGTTTTAGAGGCAGGGCCACAATGGCGGAGGAAGCCATGTGCTTTTCATTGGCATGGGTCGAGCAGCTTTGCATCTACCTGATTTTCGTGATCGGTATCATCGCCATTATCCGCCTGCTGGTGCCGTGGGCGCTCGCGCAATTGGGCGGTGGAGGCGGAATTATCGCCGGCATCATCAATATCGTCTTGTGGATGGTCGTCGCGATCTTCGTCGTCTATCTGGTCTTTGCGCTGCTCGCTTGCGTGGTCGGGGGCGGCGGCCTGCCGCTCTTCCCGCATCACTAATCCGGCAAGTGCATCGAGCAAAACCAGAACGATTCGTCCCGAATCGAAGCGCTTCCTTGCATCGAGCCAAGCACCATTTCGCGCACCGCTGGCGCACCGCATACGCAACACCGATAGATCAGCCGCCGCGGGCGCGGCGCATTGTCATTGGCGATCTCGGGGAGCCACCAGACCTTCCGATAGCCTTTGTGGAATTGCACGCCGGCGCCATAGGTCAGCGAGCCCAGCGGCAAATCGCAAATCGTGCGTGTCTCGACGCCGATCAAGTGCATCGTTAAGCCTCTTCCAATTGCGCCCGCAACCGCGCCAGCCGCATCGCCATTGCCTGATAGCCGACGGCCGGGCGGGGAATTTCCTCGAGCGCGTCGGCGCGCGCGGCCTCGAAGCGCTCGCAATGGCCGGCGCGCTGAATAGGCCCAATCACCAGCGTGCACGCGTGGCCGCCCGGCGCATTGGCGTCGGTGCGCACAAACATCGAACACTTCTGGCATTGGGTGGAGAGATCGCCCCAGAACTCGACGTATTCGACTTCGCCTTTGGACATGGTGGCGGCATCCTTTCGCGCGCTGTCCGCCCGGCCTTTGCGCGCGGCGCGGACCTCTTCCATTCCTTGCACTGAGGCCAGCGCCTTCTTGCCTTTCGCCGTCAGCATGTCCTCGGGCAAGTCTCTCAAATTGTATTTGTAGATGTAATAGCAGTTGTGGGATAGGATGCCGTCAGCGACGTACCACCCTTCCTCAGTTTCGAGATTATAGACATGCCCCGCAAAAAAATTCCGCTGAATGTCTACGACCTTGCCGAATCGTACCGTAGCGGCGTCGATGCCATGGTGCTTGCAGAGCAATTCCAAATTTCCGACGCTACTATTCGTAGGCGTCTTCGAGAGGCGGGAGTCGCAATCCGCAACAAATCCGAAGCCAAGATCAATCTCGGCGACACGGTTGATCTTCCCGATGGCGAGATCATCGCGGCTTATCTCAGCGGAACTAGTCCTGATGTTCTCGCTGCCGATTACGGCACTTGCGCAGACACCATTCGACGTCGCGTAGAGCGAGCCGGAGTGACATTGCGCGACGGTTCGGCAGCTCAACGACTTCGCATTCTCAACGAGACCACAGATATCAAAGTTGCGAGAGCAAAACGCATGAGCGCTCTCCATCGCGGCAAGCCAAAGTCGGACGCTATGCTTGAAAAGCGTGCGCGCGGCAGAACGAGCAAACTCGGCATTGGCGAAATGGAATTGGCGACGGCGCTTCAGGCCGCAGGAATGGCGCCCGACCCGCAACGTCCGGTCGGTCGATACAATATCGACATCGCTATTGGCGACACCGTCGCCGTGGAATTGTTCACCGGTTCCGACAGCAGCACTAGAACGCCCCGTCTGCTGAAGAAATTCAAATATCTGCGCGATCTCGGGTATTGCGTCATTTTCATTCAGATGAGCAGACGACTGGACAATCTCGTTAGCACTCTCGACCAAGTCATCGCCCACATTCAACGCATTGGCGGCGATCCAGCCTTGCACCGCAAGTATTGGGTGATTCGGTGTCAATCTGAGAGATTTACCCGAGGCCGTCGTAATCTGAAGAAGAACCCCGTGGTACGGCCGCCGATATATTCGACGCACGTTAGCGAATGGAATTTTCGTTGACCCCGGTACGCACCGGCAAAATGGTTCGACCGCAGGAGCGGTGATGTCGTCGACATAGCCGGGACGCCCAGGCTTCACCAAGCCCGCGCGGTGCGCCCATGAGTCGCGTATCAGATAAATCTTCTCGTCGCGATCTTTATGGTCGGGTCGGTAATCGTATCCGGGCTGTCGCCAATGACTCCGCCACATACCAGCAATTGCCCCGCCGTCGGATGCGATCACATCGTTGATCGAAGCAACAAGCTTTGCGCCTTGGTCAATTAAGACCCTGCGTTCTTCGAACGGCAATTGCGCCAGCCCCTTGCGCACGGTCTTGCGAACCTCGGCTTTCGTCTCCGCCGAAACGCCGCCCGGCGGGACCGACGTGGCCCAGCCCTGGAACCGGCGGAGCGTCGAGTCGATCGCTTCGGCCCGATTGAGCCGAATCAGATTGGACGAGGCCATGATGCGGCGGTCGAGTTCGGGGCGGAGCGCCGGCTTCAGCCGCTCGAAGGTAAAGCGCTCGATGCCGGGGTTGAATTTCAAGAGGCCGTTGTTCTCGACCATCTTGCGATAGATCGAGGCCAGCCCTTCGCGCAGCCGTTCCTCCAGCGACTCGGGGGCGACCAGCGAGCGCTCGGCGGCAATGCGGATCAGGCGGGCCCACTTTTCGACGCGATCGATGCTGTCAAAGCCGTGCTCGGTCAGATCGTCGACCGCGGCGGAAAGCACGGAATAGAAATCGTCGCCGCTCTTCGGCATGGGATCAACGATCCTTGGTGACGTATCGCCGCGAGATTTTCGGCGTCAGATGGACGTTGAAATCGGTCTCGATGTCCAAGCCGAAGTTGCGAGCGTCGGCAATTGCGCGCCCGAGTGCCCGCCATGCCTTGCTGACATTGCTCACATGATCGGCGTCGGTCTTATTGGCCTTTGGTACCTTCGATTTAGGAAAGCTGACGACTTTCGTGTCTTCGGCCATATCTCAATCCTCCGTCTTGCCGATATGCCGGCGGAGCCGCTTGCGCTGGCGCTTGCGCTCCGGCGGCGCTGGGTCAGCGTATCGCTCGATGCGGATTACCGGAAGCACGATTATGAGGGCGGATTCCTCTTGGCGCACCGCCAGCCGATAGCGCGGCTCGTGGTCCGAGAATCGGATGACGTCAGCCATTTTCGCTGACGGCGGGCTGCGCGCGGACTTCGGCGATTTCGGAGCGAGCAGGCCTTGCACGAATTTCCTCGGCGCGTCGCCGTTGAACTCGGTCAGCCTCTTGCGGTGAAAATCGAAGGCTTGCGGCTGAGCCGGCTGGAGATAGCCGGTGCCGGGCGCGAAGAGTTCTGGCGCGGTGCTGGATTGGATGGTACAGCCTTGGCGGAGATCGCGCTTCAATTGGCGGTGATTCATGGTTGCGCCCGAATATCTGTCATCAGTCGGCTAGAGCTTCTGCCCAGCGCGGCTCGCCTGACGTAAGATAGTTGCGGAGTGCGTAGCAATCGCCGCGCCGGACAATAGGGGCAATTTTACCGGCTATCAAGCCCGCGGAGGATGCGCGCCGTTACCTTTGCGGTTCAAGGCTTTCGGTGGCCGCTCGCGCGATTGCATCATGGCGACGAGATCGCCCACCGATTCGTCGTAGGCCGCACGCCCGCGCTTCGGTCGAGTGCGCGCCGAATCGGCCGCCGCAAACGGCTTCGGCATGTTCGGCCCCTCGACCGGCACCGGCGGCTCGTAATCGCGCAGCGCTTCAATGTCGAGAATGATCTTGTTTTGAAACAGGAACTCGTTCTCGTTGATCGTATCGCACGCCCATTCGATCAGCGTCGCCTTGTTCTCCGGGTCGAGCTCTGGCGCCAGCACTTCGACCCAGGCGATCGCCGCCTTCAGCTTGACGTCGTCGGTCTTGACCTTCTCGCTGTCCGGCTCCTTCAGCAGATTCGGCCATTCCGCCTTGAAGCTGTTGGCCCAGCGATAGAACGCGTCGTCGAACTCGACGTCGGCATATTCGGGAAATTCGTTTTGCACCGCCTGATAAAATTCCTTCGTCCAGGCGCGGCGCATGACGATCGGATCGAAGAAGTCATAGACCGGCTGCAGATCGCGGCGGAACGAATCAATATAGCCGGCGACAAGCTTGGCGTCCTCGGTGCCCTCGCCGAAGCCTTCCGCGAAAGTCTCTTGCTTCAGGATGATCGCCGGCATGTCGGCCGCGGTCGCGATGTTCTCCAGAATGTTCTCCCGCGCCATACCATAGGCGCCGTCGATATTCTGCATGTTGAGCGTCTCGATCTTCTCGTCGATGCCGATGCTGATCACGTTGTCATTGACGGCGGTCGCCTGCTTGATGAAAAGCCGCTTCATCGCCGCCGAGGCCTGCATGATCTTGTCGATGATTGCGCCGGCCGTCTTCAGCATGGCGACAAAGACGCCCGCCTTCTTGGTGATCAGGTCGTCCGTCATCATCGTCTGGATGAAGGATTTGAGCGGGAATAGCGCGCGCTGAAATACCGAGCGGCCGACGAAGCCGAAGGCCGACGCCGTATAGCTGATATAGACCGGGCGCTCGTGCATTAGCGTCACGGTGCGCGAGCGGTGAAAGACCTTGCCGTTTACCGCAATGCCGACGACCTTCATAAAGTCGATGGACAGCGGATCTTGATTGAGCACCAGCGAGCCGGCGGTATTGAGCGGATCGAAGATCGACCATGCGATCGACAAGTCGGGGAGCTTCTTCAGCGGCAGCGGCGTGTCGGGGTCCAGCTTCTCGGCGACCAGCGCCAGCGAGCCGATGCCATAGGCGCGCGCGACGGACACCAGCGAATAGATCGCGCTGTCGACGCCGTCATTTTTCCATTGCTCGCGGAATTTATCCCGCACGCGCTCTTCGGGACTGTTGGGAATTGAAATTGTTCGCTCTTGGCTTTGGGCCGTCTTGATCGGCCCTTCCACCATTTTGCGCCCCAGTGGGTGGTATAACCACAAGGTCTTACAGGTTTCATAGGACGGCGGATCGCCCGGCTCGATATCGGGCGCGATCAGCAAATCGGTCAGCGCGTTGCCGAGGCCCGAGCCGTTGACGTTGACGGTGCTGCTGCGGAGAAATCCGAGCACGGATTATCCTTGCTGCTGCTGGCGAAAGGCTGGACGCGCCGGGGGCGGCGCCGGCTTGACCGGCTGGGCTTTGAGCGCGGTGAGGAACGTTTCCTTAATCGTCGCGCGCGCCTTGAAGACGGGGACGATATCGCCGGCCATGGCCTCGCCGATCAGCTTGGCGAAGACCCGCGCATAGGACCGCAAGATCACGTCGGGCGGCAATCCGCCGGTCGATACCATCAGGCCGCGCAGCCCGATGCCCACGAATTGCAAGAGCGTGGCGTCAAGGAAGGCTTCGGCTTTCTCTTGGCCCATCGTTCCGACCGCGGCGGCCGTGAAGTCGGCTCGGGATTTTTCGAGCGCGGCGTTCGTGCGCTCGATTTCTTCGATCTCTTCGCGCGTCAGGCCGGGAAGCGGCTCGCTCGCCGTATCGAGCATATTGCCGTTCACGGCGGCATTGTCGGCTTTGTCGTCGTCGGTCATTTTGGTTTCCCCTGTTTCAGAATGCGCGCCGCCGCGGCGGTGCCGGAGGCGGCGGGTGGATATGGCTGGTATGCCGGGCGATCAGCGCCCGAATCGTTCCCCAGGCCGCCAGAAACGCGATGAGGAACAGCACCGCGAACAATGCCGCCGCAAGCATCCCGCCGACCCATGTCATAGCGCTCATCAGAAGCCCTCGGCATTTCCAAGCGCGATAGCGATCGCATAGACCGCAGCATCCAGCGCGTCATCCTGCCTTGTAGCATCTTTGTCGCCGACCCGAAAACCCGTCAATTGGCTCATCAGGTGGTTTCGGCTGGTGCCCTTGTAGTTTGTGACCTTCTCATAGGCCGGGCGGCAAATCTTAACCATTTCCCTATAGACGTATCCGCTCACCGAAATGCACCGCTCGTCCTTGCCGACCTTGGTCAGCGGCGATTCGATTGGGAAAGCCGGCCAGCCGCGCCGCGCCGCTTGCTGCAGCAAGATCATCCCCGACGACGCGTCCTCGATAAAGACGCCGAGGCTTCCGCGCACGGCACAACATTTCGCGGCCAGCGCTTCGAGGTTTTGGAAAACCGTCGGCAACCAGGTCTCCAGCAAAGCGCCCTCGATCTGGACGAGATCCCAATCGAGGAAGATCAGGCGATAGGGCGGCCCGACGATGCCGTCGGGCCCGACCGGCCGAACATGGTTGCGAATCAGCGCGACAAGGACGACCGCCGTGCCGTCGTTGGCTTTGCCGGTCTTGGTGGCCGAATCGATCACGCCATAGACCGCCTCGCAGCGAATCGGCATGTCGACCGGCTGGCCGTCGACCAGGAATTTCTCGCGAGCGAAGAAGGCGTCCCCCGAAAAGTCCACAAATTCCGCGAGGTATTCCTGCTGATAGACCAGTGGGTGATTGTCTCGCGCCAGCGACTCGACGTCGGCCCGCGGCAAATAGGGATTTGATCGCGTCGGCGCATGGAACTGGATGAAGCCGTGATCTGGGTTGTGGCAGATATCGTAGAGGAAATTCTCCGGGTCGATGCCGTTGGTGTTCGACATGACCAGCGCTCGGCCGGCATAATCGAGCAGCGTCGGCTTGATCGACTTCGTCCAGATATCAATGGTCTTTGGCTTTGAGAACGCCGCCTCGTCGATGATGACCCGGTGATATTTACGGCCTCGGCCGGCGTATTCGTCCTCCAGCGACCAAAAATCTATCACGCCTCCGGTAATGGTCCGGATGACGTGCTCGGTCTTTGACGTGCCGCTCTTTTCGATTGGGCTGAGCATTTCGCGGATGGCGTTAAAGGATTCGGCTGCACGCCGGTTTTCGGGCGCGAACCAGCCGACATACCGGCCCTTGGTGGCATCGTCGGCGGCGACAGCTTCACCGATCACGTTCTTGCCCCAGCGCCGCCCGCAGCGGGCCGCTACAAAGCGGGCTTGCGACATGAGCCATCGAAGCTTTGCTTGCGCCGGAAAGAATGTCGGCAGGCGCACCCTCGCCGTCTGCGCCTCGAAGGGGACGACGTCGGCAAGGGGCGAACGGCTGGGGAAAGGCATCTATTCGCCGACGGCTTTCGGAAGAATCGCCGGCGGCTGTTCTTCTTCGGCTTTGATGACGCCCTCCATCCCGGCCTTCAATTCAAGGATTTCGCCCTTCGGCGCTGGCGCTGTGAAATCGTCGGCCATGCCGCCCTCGATCACCACCTTCGTCACCACCGAGGCGCCGACCACCATCGCCGAATAGCGCGGGCTCTGATAGGCGGCTGCGGCGATTGCGGTGTCCTTTGCCAGCACGCCATATTCTTTGAACTTGGCCTCGTTGAAATTCGGATTGGCGTTCCGAAGCGCACCGTTCTCGTCGCGCACCCAATCCGGCCACGGCTGATAATAGGCCGCCAGCCCCGCGAACAGGGAGGCGAAGTCGAAGGCGATGTCCTTCATCAGCCTTTGGCCGGTGATCGCCGCGCGCTGGACGTCATCCTTCGCTCCAGCCGCCAGCCGTTCGAGCTCGGCCACCTTGGCAAGGTCCGCAGCCGCCCTAGCCTCGCGCTCCAGCGTCGCTTTGTTCTTGGAGCCCTTCCTACGGCCAGCCGGCCGAGTGCCCTTGGGCGGGCCCGGCTTGCGGCGTGGCGGGGCTTCTGACGGGGTTTTGTCGGGATCGGACATGTGCCCGATCATAGAATAGGTTCGAATAGGATAGCGAGAGGCGCTCGGCTTAGGGAACCGTTAAACATTCGGTGCGAAAGTGTCCTCGTGCATGAAACGGGGTTCCGATGAATAAATTGCGGCTGATCTGGATGTTGCTGGGGCCGGAGGAATTGGTGGCTCTGGCGGCTTTTCTCGCTACGCTGGCGTTATGGGCGGCGACCCTATCGCTGCTTTTCGGCTAGGCTCTTTTCCCGAACAGCACGGCCCGAGCCATAGGCGTCCGCGGGCGCCGCCGTCGCGCTCCAGCCAGCCGGCGCCCATTGCCAGCTTGTGGCAACCGACGAAGCCTTCGGGATGCCGGAAGATCGCGACATCGGCCGGGAACATGCCGTGCCCGTCGCCATCACAAACCAGAAACACGCTGATCGGCCGAGGGGGTGCCGCGGATTCGTCGTCGCATTGAATCCTGATGCCCATCAGACTTTCACGCCGATCTTATCGGCCAGCGAGCGCTCGGCCTCGATTTGCGTCTGTCCCCAATCGCGCGGGCTTTTCTCGTCATGCTCGGCGCCTTCGAGATAGGCCATCCAGTGGAAGAAATGTTGCCCGGTCCAGCGGATGCCGGGCTCGACGAAGATCGTTTTGATTTTTGCGGCCATCAGGCTCTACCTCTATTTAGCAAGCGCCGCGATACCCATAAAGGCGGCGGCACTCGCAAGAAAACGGGACGCCGTGCTCCGCTTGCCAGACGCATTGATTGTAGGTCTGCCACACTGACCAAGCGCAGGCGACGCTAGGATAAAGCCCAGCGCCCGCGAGCAAGAGTGCGCCCAAAAATAGTTTGACCATCTTCATTCTCCCGCCGTTTCACGTGAAACCTGAAGGCAACCGGGGACCGCCTCGAAAAATCCTTCGGTGAGTGACCAGCCGAAGGTGGGCGGTGATTGAGCGCGGCCCCCAGCCCCGTCGAAATAGTGCCACGCTTTGCACCGTGGCGGGATGGCCCAGAATGCCCGGCGATGGTCTCCGTGTGCAAATCGGCCGGGGTTTTCAACGGCCGTGCTTCGTGGTGAGGGTGTCGAGACCGCGTGCTGGGCGAACCAAGCGAATCAGAGATTAGAGAAAATCGCCGCGGACGGCTATAGCCACGCGGCGCAACTTACAATAATCTATTCAGCCTTGGGGATAAGGGCTGGATTTCAGTGGCAAATCGCACCGATCTTTTCCTTGCAAAAATCACCGTCGACCCGGAGCGCGGCTGTTGGTTGTGGACGGCGCACGTCAACAAGGTCCATGGCTACGGCCAATTCTGGGACGGCGAGCGCGTCGTCGGAGCGCATGTCTATTCCTTCCGCCGCTTCAACGGGCCATTGCCCGAGGGCCATGAGCCCGACCACCTTTGCCGTGTTCGGCGCTGCGTCCATCCCGATCATTTGGAGGGCGTGACGCGGCGCGAAAATCTGTTGCGCGGCGATACCATCCCAGCGCGCAAGGCGGCGCAATTGACGTGCGAGCGCGGCCACCCGCTGGCCGGCGACAATCTCTACCGCAATAGGAACGGAACGCGCGCTTGCCGGCTTTGCCGCGCGGCATGGAATCGAGCGTGGGCCGACGACAATCGGGCTCGTCGCCGCGAAATTGATCGTGAATCTTATCGCCGCAGACGCGGCAAAACAGGGAGCAAGCGAAATGTCAAAGTCAGGAAATCCGATAGATCGGCACGTCGGCGCCCGGGTCCGGATGCGAAGAATGATGCTCGGAATGAGTCAGGAAAAGGTCGGCGACGCGCTGGGCGTCACCTTTCAACAACTGCAGAAAAACGAACGGGGCGACAACAGGATAGGCGCCAGTAGGCTACAGCAACTTTCGAACATTCTTCAGGTGCCGGTCTCGTTCTTCTTCGAGGGCGCGCCTGGAGCAGCGGCAATCGGCAAGCCCACGGCGCCGGATATCACGACGACGTTTTTCTCGCTTTCGCACGCCCGCGATCTCGCCGAGCATTTCGTCGCGATCGAGAATATCACCGAGCGGCGCATCCTGGTCGACGTCGCCAAGGCAATCGCCGACGGGCATCGGCTGGCGAGCAACGCGCGCAAGCGCGCATAAGCCGTGTCCTCGACGGCTCCGAAATTCGAGCGCGTCGTCCGCGACGTGCTGATCGAGCACATCGACGGCGGCGCGGTTCCTTTCTCCGCGCCGCCGCATTCCCGTCGCCGCCATGCGTTCCGCGTGCTGATCCTCGCCGGCTATCTGACCGCCGAAGGTCCGGACATGGCGCCGACCAGGACCACGATCACCGATCGCGGCCGCAATTATCTCGCCAAGCTGATCGCGGCCGAGGCGCACGCCATTGCGCCGGCCATGGAAAACCTCGTCCAGCGGGCAATCGAGATCACGCGGCTGGCCGCCGCCTTGGCTCCTTTCCTGCAGCAATGGGCAGAGATCGAATTACCGACGATTCCGCGGCGCGGCTGGCGGAAGGGCCGCAAAAGACCGAAAAAGCATGGTCTTTCCGAGGGTTAAACCTCGGTCTTTTCCCTTGAACTTTGGCGCGGTCTGCGGGTGACTGCCCTACCGGCTCGGGAATCGAGCCGCGAAACAGGGGATTTTACCAATGATCGCGAAACGCCATATTCTCGCTAACGCCCTTCGTGTTGCTGCTGAGCAATACGCCAATGACGCTAAAACCACCGCAGCGGTTCCGGGCCATGATCGGCTCGCTTTGCAATTCAAGGCGCAAGCCGGCGACGCACTTTCGCTCGCCGATCAGATCGAACAAGCCGACACGATTGCGCTGGAGGATTAAGTCATGGCCGCACCATACGCCTCAATCGACGCGCTGATCTCGCACGAGAACTGGCGCCGGCAATCGGAGCTAGACCGATGAGCGCCGGGCACAAGTGGAAGCCGCTGGAGCGGGCGCGCATGATCGCGCCCACTCCGGCAATGGTCCAAGCATGGGCCGAGAGCTACGGCCTCGATATGGTGACCGCGCTCCAGCGCGCCGCCGGCCACGCCGCCAATCTCGAAGATGCCGGCAAGGCAATTCTGAAGGAAGTCAAAAAGGCGGAACGCGACAAGAAAGCCGAGCGCCTTGCGCGTCTTCGCAAACTGAAGGAGAGCACCGTGACCATAGGCCCGAAAGAAACGGCCTTCCGCGCTCAGCGCGCGGCGGCGCCACCGAAAAAGCCGCACGCTCTTTCACGACGGAGCGTTTGAAAAGCACGACCTTCCGACGCTGGCCGAGGCCAAGCGGAAGGGCGAAGAAATGGAGGCTGACCAAATCCTCCAGAAGAAGCCGCACCGCGGCTATCTCGTCTACGCGGTCCTGAAGGACGGGCGCTCCGTTCCGGTCTCGCGTTCCTATCAACCCGCGCCCGCACAGGAGTCTGCTATGGCGAAAGCCATCACAAAGAAAACGCCGAAGCCGGCGGCGAAGAAGCCGGCCAGCGCCCGCGCCAAGTCCAAGGCGTCGAGCGAGAACGCCCGCAAGGCGGTCGGGAAGAACGCCCGCTACGACTGGAACGGTGCCGCCGAGAAAGCGGCGAACGGCACCTTTGCCGGCCAAGCTGGACTTCTCGGCGGAGACGCACGCGCGCTTCCGTCCCCGGCTGGCGGAGGTCGAAAAGCTGGCCGCCGACAAGGACATCGCCGGCTTGAAGAAATGGAAATACGATGGCTTTGCCGGCACCAGCGTCAAGTCGATCCTGCGCTGGCGCGATCTGGCCGTCACCGCGCTGGAGGCGAAGGCGGCTTAGGCGCCGCCGCCGCCACGTTCCAGAAGAGGATGCGGCCGGGCCCATGCCCGGCCGTAGCCGTTTCCCAGGCTTTCGCTTCGTAGTGCGGGTCGGCCGGGAACGGCGGGACGCTCAAAGCCTCGGCACCGAAGGCCCGCTTGTGCACATGGATTGTCGCGCCAGCGACGTCAGCGGGCTCGAGCGTGCGGCCGACTTGGACAACATGCCGGCGGGCCTTGGGCCACGCCAGCGCCAGCCCGCGGGCCAGCACGCCCGATCCTGATGCGCACCAGACCTCGTCGGGCTTCTCGCCGGTCGCCAAGGCCGCCTGCCGAATGATGTCGATGGCCTCGGGAAGATCGGCGCCGAAGGGCACCAGATAGGCGCCAGCCGCCGCCGCATAGGTCTTTGCCCGCGCCTGGATCACGTTGAGATAGCCGGGCGAGATTTGTACCACGCGGCCGCCGAGCGCTTTGACCTGGAACGCTCCGCTCGGCGACAAGAAGCGCTCGGCGGCGCCGCCCATGCAGGCCCCGGCCAGCGTGCAAGGCGAGTGATCGTTCTCGGCATCGACCCGGGCCTATCTGGCGCCCTCGCCTTCGTC